ATCCGCTAGTTCCTCTTTCACCTGAAGTTCCACTTAATCCGCTAGTACCGCTCTCACCTGAAGTACCGCTCTCACCTGAAGTACCGCTCTCACCTGAAGTTCCATTCTCACCTGAAGTTCCATTCTCACCTGATGTTCCATTCTCTCCCGAAGTTCCGCTTTCACCTGAAGTTCCGCTTTCACCTGAAGTACCACTTAATCCGCTAGTACCGCTCTCACCCGAAGTTCCATTCTCTCCCGAAGTTCCACTTTCACCCGAAGTTCCATTCTCTCCCGAAGTTCCATTCTCACCCGAAGTTCCATTCTCACCTGAAGTTCCATTCTCGCCTGAAGTTCCATTCTCGCCTGAAGTTCCATTCTCGCCTGAAGTTCCATTCTCTCCTGAAGTTCCGCTTTCACCACTTGACCCTGAGGTTCCTGAAGTTCCTGAAGTACCAGTTCCACCACCTGAGGTTTTTAAGACTAAATCTAAGTCGGTAATACCACTAAGATACCAATATTCAACAATATCAGTTACTCCCGTTAAAATACCCACAGTTAATCCAATATATCTATTTGCGGTAATAACACTGGTGTTAGCAAATGTTGTACTAGAATATGGCCCAAACCTACTATCTAATGGTTTTGGTGAAAAAGTTGTTAAATTATCATTTATTATAATACCCATATCTTTAAGAATTTCTTAGTTGCATTACGCCCGTTGTAGTTGTTTGATAATTAGAAATATAAATATCAAAATTTATGCTACTCCAGTAGCTGCTAGGACTTGTAACCGATTGAATTATCGGTGACCCAAATAAATTACCACTTCCACCAATACCACCACTATTCAATGAGTCAACAAACCAAACAGTTTTGTCAGTATAATTTGAAAAGTGAGCAAACCATAGATATTCGGACGATGCGGCGAATGTGATATTAATAGTTCCTGATGCGGAAGATAGAACTTTATTTGCCGAGTTTGCTTGTATTGCACTTGAGATACTACTTGCGTTTGGTAATGTACTTGATACCCCATAGAAAAATGGATAGATACCTGTATACGTCACCACCGAAGTTGCAAAATTATTTGACGAGTCTTGAGGTGCGTTAGTACTTCTAACTAACGGGGTTCGAGTATCATTAACACCTTTATTATTTTTTTTAACAACTCCCGCAAGATAATTACCATCGGCATTATAAGTTGTTGTCGTAGACTGATTACCACCTGTTGGTGCTGGTATAGTATAACTATCGGTATATGGGGATGGACTTATTGTGAATCCCGAATTTGGATTGTTTAAATCCGTATAACCGAATTGTGCTGGTATGTCTGTTGCCGATGAACTTGATAATGTTGTGTCAGTTAAAATCGGTGTCCCATCTCTAAAAATCCTAAGTTGATTATAAATTCCTGCATCATTTTTAACCGCAGAAACCGTTATATTTGAGGTGAGATTTGACCCAACCTCAACAGTTGAATTTGATACACCTCCTATTGATATTGTTGGTATTGTATATGTTGGGGGTTCTGTCGGGAATAGTAACTCGTCAAACAACGAAACAAAAGTTTTACCCGATAATTGAGCAACGGTGGTTCCTCCTGATAATCCACCAACGGCACTTGCCATAGAAATCGTAGGGTCTAATAAGGTATTATAAGTTGTGTATAATACACCACCATCAACACCTAACCCCGTATTTGCCGAAATACTAATATTAGAACCCGTAAATGATGAAAAATATATTGCTTCAGTCCTTCCAGAACTTATAGGGTTATAATTAACGATTGCCAACAACGAGTCTGAATAACCTGTTGATGCTAAGGGGAGTGAGGATATTGGTAAATCTGCCATAGTTTAGTTATAAATATTATACTTTAGATTATTGTGTTTATTATGTAATGATTATTCTACCCCCATTTTCTTGTAAGATTAGGAATAAATCTTCTTGTGATAGGTAGTTACTCCCTGTTGTTGGTGTAGGTGTCGGAGTTGGCGTTGGTCCAGGTGGTGTAGGTGTAGGACATGTGTTATTAATACAAGGTAAACCAATAGTAATTGTAACATCAGACCCCGCAACTGGTTGACTACCACAATAATAAACCGAAGTTCCTGAATATACCACAGTGTTTAATATAGTACCATCACACTGTGTTAAACTAATTGGGTAATTTAGATTACCATATAAATTGTTAAATCCAATACAATCACAATCACCATGTGTTGGTGATGGTGTCGGTGTTGGTGTTGGTGTCGGTGTTGGTGTGGGAGTAATACAAGATATTATTTGGAAATAATCACACGACGTACTATCGGTTACTTTTAATATTATTTGGGCTGCAGGTTGTAATAATGTTGGTACTGTAACGGTAATTGGAGCTGAAGAAACACCTGTCGCAACTACATAGCAATAAGTTAACGTAACATCACAAATTGTAATGGTATACGGACTAACACCAGTAAACGAAAGTATTTCAATTGATTGCATTACTATAAATATACACCTGAACGGTTTACCATAAATAGATAATTAACTAAACTTGGGGTATAATTTTTGAGTTTTTATTTTATATTTTACTTATGAAAAAAATATGTCTTGATTTATCGGAAGCAAAGGCAATCGGGGATACCCTTTGCTCAACCCCCGTACTTAGAAAACTACATCAATCATATGACTCAAAAGTTACCGTTGTAACTAATTTCCCTGAATTATTTAAAAATCATCCTTTGGTTGAAAAGGTTTACCACTCGAATTCGGTTAATTTAGATTTCATTAAATCTAATTTTATAACTCATAATTCATTTTATGAGAATGGACAAAAAAATAACCGAGGAGTTGAGTTTAAACATAACCGTATTGACATTAGACAATATCACGCAATTAAACTTGGTTTTATGTTAACCAAAGATGAAATGAATATTGATTATATTCCTGATGAGTATGAACCAATTAAAGGATTACCTGAGAAATATGTACTAATACACCCCGTCCAAAATTGGCCAAGCAGAACTTGGGATGCGGTTAAATGGATGGAATTAAGTAAAAAATTAAACGACCATAATATTAGTGTAATTTCAGTTGGTAAAGACTCAAGTGAGGTTGGATTTTTTAATGTTAAAAAACCAATTTTTAATTTTGAGATTAAAAATGGCCTTAATTTAATGAATAAAACCACATTAAGTCAATCGTGGCATTTAATTAATAAATCATTGTGTTTTGTCACAATGGATTCAGGATTACTTCATTTAGCAGGAACAACTGATTCAGAAATCATTCAATTAGGAAGTTCTATCAATTACGAATTTAGAGCCCCATATCGAAATAATTCACAAGAATATAAATACCATTATGTTGGTGGTGGTTGTAGTCTGTTTTGTGGTTCAGATATAAAATACGGAGTTAAAGAATGGGGGGATATCCAAGGGGTACCACCTTTAATTAATTGTTTAGAAAATAAACCAACATTTGAGTGCCATCCCTCAGTTGAGCAAGTGTTTAATAAAATTTTAGAAATTATATGAAAATAGGAATATTACTTTCCGCATACAACTCCGAAGAATATATTGATGAGTGTTTACGTCCTTGGATAAACTTAAAAAATGAATTAGACATTACTATTGGTTGTAATAGTGGTATGTACCAGGAATATATTAATTTTGGATTTAAACCAAAGAATAAAGAGACTCTAACTAAATTAATAAATTATGAATTAGACTTTTTAATCACCACAGGAATGAAATCATTGTTTGGTGAAAATGAGAGTAAGAATAATGTTTTACATGTCTTAAAGAATAATTGTGATTTAGTTTGGATTGTGGATTCTGATGAGTTTTACACCGAAGACGAAATTAGAAATATTTTAAATTTTATTCAGGAAACACCTCAATACGATTGGTATTCGGTTAACCTTAAAAATTACACATTTACAAAACAGTTATGGGTGGATGGTTTCTGTCCACCAAGAATTTTTAGAACCAATAGGAATGGAGGGATAACTCATTTTTATTTTGACAACCATATCTTATATAACGATGGTGAAACTTTTGAATCTAAACCAACAATTTCGATACCAAGAGATATTGCATGGGTTAAACATTATTCTTGGTTAAATGAGGATAGTAGGTCTAAAGAAAAAATCAGTTACCAACAACAAAGATTTGTCGGTGGTTGTTCATTTATTTGGGACGATAAAACCAACTCTTTAAAATATTCAGAAAACTTTTACGAAAGTCGTGGTTTGGAAAAACCAATTTTACACGAATCAATTGATATCTCCTCAAATGAATTTACAATTGATTTTATTAGAAATGAGAATAAATTTTATATTAAAAATATAACTAAACCACAATCACTAAATTTTAGATTTTTTGATGGACAGACAGGGGACCAAATTTATGAAACATTTTTAAACATTCTACCCAAAACAACTTATTTTGTGTGGCCGTCATCAATTATATTTCACGAAATTAATGAGTTCAAAAAATTCAGAGTTGAGGTGACATTAAACAAACAAATAATCCATAACGAATTTATACACATATAATATGAATAATATTTTTACAGTAACTAATATTGAAGAGAATGGTATAATCCATTTTGACTTTAATGGTGATGACATAAAAGAAATATACGAGGTCTCAATTATTGATAACAATACGGGATTAACCGTACATAAATCAAACATGGGGTTACGAAAAGGAACCAATTGGTGGATATCGACTGGTGAATCTAACGCAAAAAGACTTAGAAACATAACCTTATCCATTATGTATGGTGACCTACAATATTCTCAGGAATTAAAACTATTTGGTCAAAATAGATTTTTAGTAATTAACTCAAAACAAGTTAAATTATCTCACTTGGGGGATGATTTATTTCCAATTGTTACTGAGATTTTTTACGATAAAGTATATGAGAGGGATTTTGTTAGACTTAGCATCAATGATACGGTTGTTGATATTGGGGCGAATTACGGAGTATTCTCATTATACTCACAAATGTTTAACCCATCTAACGTTTATGCGGTAGAACCTCTTAAGGCTACATTTAAAAGTATGAAAAAGAATCTTTCCGAACACGGAGTAACTTGTATTAATAAGGCGGTTAGTAATGAGAATGGGTTTGAGAAATTTATGATAACCGAAGTTAATGGTAATAATTTTTCACAAAAAAACGAAAGTGGGTTTCACCCATCAACAGTGATTGGTGAAGAGATTGTTGAGACTATCACTATTAACCAATTAATTTCTGACTACGATATCGACAGAATTGATTTTTTAAAAGTTGATTGTGAAGGTGGTGAGTTGGATTTATTCCGAACAATTGATAAAGAATATTTACAAAATAATATTGGTAAAATTGCAATGGAATACCACTCAAAAGAAATTTACGATGAAGTTTTAGATATACTAAAATCAAACAACTTTATAATTGAGGATACTTTAGGGTCTAACGATATCGGATTAATTTACGCATATAATATTAATTTAATAAAATAATGAAAAAGAAAAAAATATTAGTTGTTTCTCCTCATTTAAGTACTGGAGGAGCGCCTCAAGTCACATTAAATAAAATACAATTAATTAACAATGAATATGAAATCAAATGTGTTGAGTACGCATTTGTTGCTTGGACGTTTGTCGTTCAAAGAAATCAAATACAAGAATTACTTGGTGATAATTTCCATTCTTTAGGGGAAGATAAAAACGAGTTAATTAGAATTGTTAATGAGTTTAAACCTGATGTTGTTAGTATGGAAGAATTTCCTGAATTTTTCATGGATGATTCTGTCACAAAAGAATTATATAGGGAAGATAGGGAATACACAATATTTGAAACCACACATGATTCTAGTTTTTCTGTTTCACATAAAAGATGGTTCCCCGATAAATTTATATTCGTAAGTGCGTATAACGCATTTAGATATTCTATATATGATATTCCGTATGACATTGTTGAATACCCTGTAGACTATAAAGAAAAAAATAAAAAACAAAACCAAGAATTATTAGATTTAGACCCAACATATAAACATGTTTTAAATGTTGGATTGTTCACGGCAAGAAAAAATCAATCCTATATTTTTGACATCGCACATAAATTAAAGGATTATAAAATAAAATTTCATTTTTTGGGTAATCAGGCCGAAAACTTCCAATCATATTGGGGTCCGTTGATTAAAAATAAACCTGATAACTGCGTTGTTTGGGGAGAAAGAAAAGACGTACAATCATTTATTGAAGCGTCGGACTTATTCTTGTTTCCTTCAAAAGGTGACAGAAACAATAAAGAATTAAACCCAATCGCCTTAAAAGAGGCTTTGGAGTATAGAATCCCAATGATGATGTATAACTTGGATGTTTATTGTGGAAAATACGATAAGTACGAAAATATAACATTTTTAACAGGAGATATTAATCATGATACATCAAAATTACTATCATTATTAAATCCTTATAAAGAAAAATATGATAATAATGAGTTAGTTATTGTTGGTACTTATCCGAATACTAAATCACGAGAAAAATTAACTATCGAATGTATTAAGTCTGTTAAAAAATTAGGTCGAAAAGTAATGTTGGTTTCTCATTATCCAGTGTCGAACGATATTCAAAAAATGGTCGACTATTATATTTTTGATTCAAATAACCCAACAACAGAACATTCTTATTATACTAAGTTTTATAATTATAAATCAGAGTTTGATGTTGAGATTAACATTAACGGATTAAAAGATACTAACCAATCATTACCTGTTTTAACTAATTTAATTAATGGGTTTAAATCCGCAAAAGATTTTAATTTTAATAAAGTATTTTACATAACCTACGATGTTATATTACATCATGATGATATTGAATATGTTAATCAATCATTTAAATTGTTGGATGAAAAAGACGCATTCTTATGTACTTTACCTACGGCGTTTAATGTTGGTATTGAGACTACCGCAATGACGTTTAAAACTGATTTCTTTTTAGAAAAATTTTCACATATAATAACTAAAGAAATTTACAAATCAGAATGTAGAATAAATAATTGTCAAAACTTCTTAGAGGATTTCTTTTATAAGAAATTAATTCACGAACCAACAGTTAATGTCATTACAAATGATAGTCATACATTCTTAATTAATTCAGGTAAAGGAGTCTCATCTAATTCAGAATACTATTCTATATTACCAATTATTAATAACGAGAATAAATGGGTGTTTTATTTCTACACATATAATATTGATGACAGAACAGTTAGTGTTGAGATTAATAAAAATAACGAAACCATTTATTCTAAATCATTTAATATTCTACAAACCCGAGAATTCTTAAAAGAAATTGACTACGATGGAGTTCCAATAGAGATTAAGTTAACCTTTTTTGAGGGTGGAGTTCAATATAAATCAGAATCTTACATATTAAATAATGAAACAATAATTAGTTACAAAAATAATGGATGGTTTAAGTATAAACGATTACCTAAAATTAAATTAGTTCATTTACAAACAACAAATAACGATGAGAGAGAAATCTTATCAAGAGAGTCGTTACAACAAGTATCAAAATACGGTATTGAATATGTTTTACATACAAATGAACTATACAAATCTATACCTCCATCACATAATTGTGTTAGACCACAATGTGTGTCTATGGAACTTTTTGATGAAGAGACAACAAACCGACTAGGTACTGCACTAACACCAGCACATTACGGATGTTTTGAATCATTTAAAAATGGTATTATATCTGAATTCGATAAAGATTTGGATTTCTTAATTGTTTGTGAGGGAGACTGTTTAATTGAGGTCCCTATTGAGGAATTCATTGATAAAGTTAAACAAGTGTGTGATACCGTTATCGAATCGGACATACAATATTTTTCATTTGGGGACACTAAAACATTAGACTTCGCTTGGCATCAATCAAATGTGATTAAAGAAATCCCGAACCAAGACTTGTTGTTTATTACTGATAAAATTATTGGGTTACAATGTATTATGTTCCCAAGAAAAACTAGAGAATTCTTATACGAACAATTACGTAATCATAAGTGGGATTGTGCTGACTCATATTTCAACCTTATTTTTATCGAACATGGGTTAAATATGGGTATTCTAAAAAACAGAATTACAACTCAAGCTGATGGAGTGTCATTAATCGATAAGGAATTTAAAACATTTATTAAGTAATGAAAAAATTAATAGTTATCGGAGCATACCCGAATACACCAAAAAAAGAACAAGTTCTAATTAATGAAATAAACTCATTAAAAAATAGTGGTTTTGATTTTATGTTAGTTAGTCATTACCCTGTATCAATTGAATTACAATCAATGGTTGAGTATTATATTTACGATAAAAACCAAACTTTAACACCATTAGATAAATCACCGTATTATTGGTTTAAAACCGACTCTTTTTTCTTAAGGGTTAATAACTCAAGACATTCGTTACCGATTTGTCAAAATATGTTTAACGCATTTAAATTTGCCGATATAAAAAAATACGATTTTGTTTATTTTATTGAGAATGATAATTTATTCTCGGAAAATGATGTTACAAAATTAAATCAATTGGTTGATACTATGGTTGAGGAAAGAAAGAAATGTATTTTCTTTAAACCTGAGGGGTATAGAGATAGTGGGTCTTATGTTTATGAGACACAACTATTCGGGATTACACCTTCCTACTTTAATGAAATTTTAAAATTACCTGTCACAGAAAATGAGTGGTACGAACACTTAATGCCGTTAACATTAGAGTTGGCGTTTTTCCAAAAATTACAACATTATGAGCATGAGTTTTTAATAATCAACGAACACTCAAGTGAGTATTTTAATGAAAGTGATATTAATTTATTTAGGGTTGAGAATTTTATGATTGAGGTATTACATAACGTTAAAGACCCATCAACACCAATATTATATTGTCACAGTGGTGTCAGAAATTCATATGAATATCGAGTCGTTGTTAAAATGAATAATAAAGTCATTACAGATAAAATTGTTTATCCTACACATTGGTTTTATATACCACTATCTTTAAGAGACGATAAATTAATAATTGAGGTGTACGAAAATGATACAATAGAATATGTGAAAACATTAGTATTAAATGAGGATAGTTTAGAACAAATAAAAGAAAAAGGATTAATTGAATTTAATTAAATGAAAAGAGATATTAGATTAGTTAGTATATTTAATAAACCAATGGTGGTATTTGATGGCCCTGAATGTATTTCAGATGACATAGTAAAATACAATAATTTTTGGGAATTTAAGATTGTTAACAAATGGTTACATTTTTTTCCTAAAAACGGTCTTTATCTGGATATTGGGGCTAACATAGGTAATCACTGCGTACAATTAAAACATTATTTACCAAATATATCTATTTGGGCTTTTGAGCCGTATTTTGAAAATTATGAATTACTTAGATTAAACACTAAACAATTGGATAACGTACATTGTTTTTGTTTAGGTGTTGGTAGTTGTAATTCCATGGTACATTTCGACAATGGTCATGACTCTAATAGTGGTGTTGTTAAAGTAGTTGAGTATAGTAATAACACTAATTTAGTAATTTCTTTAGATACATTTAATTTACCCGAACCCGTTAAGTTTATTAAAATTGATGTTGAGGGATTTGAAAAATCTTCGTTTGAAGGAATGGTTAATTTATTAGAAAAAGATAAACCGATGATTTGGTTAGAAGATATTGGTGGGGACGCGGTCACGTTTTTACTAATGAAAGATTATATCATTGTCGATTCTCAGGAAGAGAGTAGAGATTATTTAATGGTTCACATAACCAACAAACACAAATATTAAAATGAAATCAATTTGTTTAGTCGCGTCTCACACACCAACAAAAGAAAAACAAGATGCGTTAAGAAATTTAATTAGAAAATTAAAAAAAGAAAAAAAGGACATTTTTCTAATAACCCATAGTTTTACCCCATCTGACATTATATCTGATGTTAACTATCATTTTTATGATAGTGAAAACGAATTTGTCGACGAAGACAATTTAAAAGGATGGGGTCACATTGAACTTTTTGGAAATACCTTGGTAAGTAAAGATGTTATAAAACAATCAACATCAATTTTACCTTGTACTAGAAATCTATTCTTTGGGATGTTTATTTCTAAAATGTTGGGGTATAATGTATTACATTATATTGAATACGATTCGGAAATAACCGACATTAAAGTTATTGATAATAATGACGTTTTACTTAAAGATTATGATTGTGTTTATTATTTAACAAAACGAGGGTTCGACGGGGATTCAGACCATTTATTTGGCCCATACTCAGCATATAACCTTAATTCATATACGTATGATGAATTGTTGTGGAATCGAGAAAAAATTTTACACGAGTTTTCAAAAGAAGATAATAATCTTTTAGTTGAGAAGGTATCAGAATCTTTATTAATTAATAATAAAAATTTTATATCATTTGATAAGTCAGAATTATTAAACCAAGGGCTAAATGCCGATACCATTAAAAGTAATACAGATTCTCCTGTAGTGTTTAAGACATTATTTTATGATGACAATAAACTACATGTGTATTGTAATAATAGTAACCCAAATAAAATTAACGAAAATATTGACATTATCATTAACGATAACACCTATTTAAATATTCCTATGATAAAACCAAACACGTTTCATTTTAGAACTATTGGTGAATTAAAGGACATTAAAAAAGTAAAATTATATTCAAATAATATATTAATATTTGAATATCAATTAGATGATGATGAAGTTATTGAAAAATTTAAAAAAAATAACAAATTAATTAAAAATAATTAATATGAATATAACACAAGTAACACCAGGAATTATTTCCATACCCCCAAATGGATGGGGTGCCGTTGAAAAGATAATTTTTAACTACAATAACCATTTAAACTCATTAGGTCATATTTCTGATATAAAGTATTTAAATGGGGTTGACATTAACAATACCGATATTGTTCACATTCATATCGCAAATTTAGCTATTGAAGCGTATGAACGAGGTATACCTTACATTTTTTCATTACACGACCATCATGTTGTGTATAATGGTAAAGATTCATTTAACTATCAACAAAATTTAGAAGCAATCCAAAAGTCTGTTATTTCATTTTGTCATGCGGAGTTCTTAGTGGATTACTTTAGTGAGACTGATAAATTATTTTATTTATCTCACGGAGTTGATACTAAATTCTTTAAAGTAGACCAACCTTATCGAACGGAACATAAATTATTGTGTTTAGCGAACAACGGTATTGGAGGAGACTCGTCTTACGATAGAAAAGGATTTAGATATGCTATTGAAGCGGCTAAGTCATTGGGGTTACCAATAACAATTGCTGGCCCTGAAAATAACCATAACTTTTTTGAACACCACAAAGACTTATTAGAATATGATAAGTTAACACTATTATTAACAAATCCAAATGAGGATGAGATATTAGAATTATACAAATCGCATTCAATTTTTCTACACCCATCTTGTTTAGAGGCGGGTCATCCTAATTTAACATTACTTGAAGCAATTTCTTGTGGAATACCAATTGTTGGTACTTATAGTGGTACCCAAAAAATTAAAGGTATGATTGTTTGTGAACTTAACACTAATTCTGTCATAAACGGAATACAAGATATTATTAATAATTATAATTTTTATGTGTCCCAAACACTGAAGAATAGAGAAAAATTTGATTGGTTGGTAATTTGTGAGCGTATGTTAAAAATGTATGAAGTAACTAAATTAATTAAAAAAGAATATAACTCAAATGATACAAAAGAATTATTAGTTGATAATATTGAAAATACAGAAAAATTTGTACCTGTTGTTGAAGAAGATATTGATTGTGTTATACATTTCGTCAATAATCCTTTTTTAGAAATTAAAGGTTCTGGCGTAAAGTCATACAAAGTACAATTTTATGATAAAGAAAATTTATACTACTCAACCGAGTTAAAACCAAATATGTGGACTAAACTATCTAGACAGTATTATACTGATTGGGATGTTAAAGTTCTTGATGGTGAGGAATTAATTTATGAATATAAACCAAATTTTATTAACAAAAGAGTATTCATTTCATTCGATTCTCGTTCTCTTGGGGATAGTATTGCTTGGATACCATATGTTTTAGAATTTAAGAAGAAACACAATTGTCATGTTATTGTTTCAACATTTTGGAATAAGTTATTTGAAAAATCTTACTCTGAGATTGAGTTTGTTTCACCAGGAAGTACGGTTCATGATTTAATTGGTATGTATACAATTGGGTGGTTCTATGATACAAATAAAGAACCCGAATTACCAAATACAATCCCATTACAAAAAGCAATAACAAATATTATTGGTTTAGAGTTTAACGAAATTAAACCAAACATTGATTTTATTCCATCAGAACGACCATTTACGGAAAAGTATATTACGATTGCAAATGAATCAACCGCGGGAGTTAAGTATTGGAATAATCCTAATGGGTGGAGGGAACTAATTGATTACTTAGTATCTAAAGGATATAGGGTCATTAATGTATCTAAAGAAAGTGACCGAATGGATGGTGTGACAAAACTAAAGGACACGTCAATTGAGAACACAATGAATTGTATTCATCATAGTGAGTTCTTTATTGGTTTATCAAGTGGATTATCTTGGTTGACATGGGCATTAGGAAAACATGTTGTTATGATTTCTAACTTTACCGAACCTGACCATGAGTTTACTTCTAATTGCACAAGAATCACTAACCCATCAGTTTGTAACGGGTGTTGGAATAATCCAATGTTTAAATTTGATAAGGGTGATTGGAATTGGTGTCCTGAACATAAAGGAACAGAAAGACAGTTTGAATGCCATAAATCGATAACCTCTCAAATGGTTATTGACAGAATACAACATTTATTATAATGAATATAGAAGTTTCAATTGGGGAAATAGTTGACAAATTAACTATCCTAAGAATTAAAAAAAATAATATAACAGATAAAGGTAAACTTTTTAATGTTATTACAGAATACGATTATCTATATGATGTTGTATTTAATCAATTAAAAATTGAATCAGATGATTTTTATAATCTATTATTGGTTAATGAACGTCTTTGGGATATTGAAGACCTTATTAGAGATAAAGAAAGAGATAAGGTATTTGACACCGAATTCATAGAATTAGCTCGGTCCGTTTATGTAACAAACGATAAACGAGCAGAATTAAAGAAAGAGATTAATTTAAAATATGGGTCTCTTTTTGTTGAAGAGAAGTCATACAAGGAATATTAAAAAAGGGAGTCAAACGACTCCCTTTTTTATTTTAATATAGTATTGAGAGTGTCCAAGTAAATCGAACTTTATTTGGGGTAGCTAGACGACTACTAATACCAACAATAAACATACCGTCACATTGAGATATTGGGTCATAATATGTAACTTGTGACCCAATACATACGGACTTGGTATTTGGATTATAATTATATACATCTTCGAAAATTATAGTAGGTTGTGACACCCCAATCTGACTTAACTCTGAACATTTAACCCACGATACACTCACACCCACCTGGTCAGCACCTACTGCGGTATCGCAAAATACATGACCACAAAGATTTATTTTAAATGGTGGTACCGACGTATCGTATAGATTAGGAATTGCACAAGAACCATTCTGAGTGGGGAATGGAGTCCCAACACCACTAACTATTGGACTTAAGACAGTCCATTCACATCCATTCCATCCGCAAGCCGAGTCTCCAATACGATAATTGTCGAGAGATTCATTCACTTGAAAGTCACCAATGGTTGCTGAAGTTGAAGCAATTACATATATCTTTGAGCAGTCAATTCCAACGGTAATTGCTCCACCACCATCATCAACCGCCGTTATACAAGTACCCGCAAAATTTAAACTAACCGCACTTGATGTTACTAAAGTACCCTCATCGTAAATCGCAATGGAACCACCACCACCACCTGATGTACCTGAAGTTCCTGCAACACCCGTCAATCCGCTTGAACCTGAACTTCCTGATGAACCTGAACTTCCTGAACTACCTGAGCTACCCGAAGAACCTGATGTTCCACTTGTTCCTGATGTTCCTGAAGAACCTGAAGTACCTCTAGTACCTGATGTTCCTGAACTTCCTGAAGAACCGCTACTTCCTGAACTTCCTGATGAACCACTTGTTCCTGACGTTCCGCTAGTTCCTGATGAACCTGAAGTACCTCTAGTACCCGATGTTCCACTTGAACCTGAAGTTCCGTTTGTTCCCGATTTACCATTATAAACCCATGAAATTGTACATACATCACCACTGGTTAACACACCACTTCCAACTAAACTTGAAGAAAAGTTAATATCAAACCATGTAGTGTTATCAACTATGGTTGTTATCTCATAAATTGCAATATTAGAATTATCCCCTAATTTAGTTACTTGGAAAAATACTTTATTACCTAATCCAACAACTAACGCAAGAGCTTTAAACCAATTTGTATAATTAGTCCCAGCATAGTCTAATACATTAATTGTCAAATTGTTATATAACCCTTGAGTTGCATTACTTGTCGCGAAACGTGTTGCTAATGGGTCCAACCCAACCCCAACTCCTTTATATTCCCATCTACCTGAGTTTGACCCATCATTTGCGGTAATACCACTTGTTCCTGACGAACCTGAAGTACCTGAAGTACCTGACGAACCTGAAGTACCTCTAGTACCCGATGTTCCACTTGAACCTGAAGAACCACTACTTCCTGAACTTCCTGATGAACCTGAATTTCCGCTAGTACCACTTGAACCTGATGAACCTGATGAACCTGATGAACCTGATGAACCTGATGAACCTGATACTCCACTTGTTCCTGAAGACCCTGATGAGCCGCTACTTCCTGATGAGCCCGATGAACCTGATGTTCCACTTGTTCCTGATGTTCCTGAAGAACCTGAAGTACCTCTAGTACCTGATGTTCCTGAACTTCCTGAAGAACCTGAACTACCTGATGTACCGCTACTTCCTGAACTACCTGATGTACCACTACTTCCTGAACTACCTGAAGAACCACTTGAACCTGAACTTCCTGATGAACCTGAATTTCCGCTAGTACCACTTGAACCTGAACTTCCTGATGAACCTGAACTTCCTGAAGTTCCGCTAGTACCGCTTGACCCTGAATTTCCTGATGTCCCACTTGTTCCTGAAACGCCCGATGCTCCTGAAACTCCTGACGTACCCGCAGTTCCTGACGAACCACTTGAACCTGAACTACCTGAAGAACCACTTGAACCTGACGTTCCTGATGAACCTGAACTACCTGATGTTCCGCTAGTTCCTGAAGAACCGCTTGAACCTGAACTTCCTGACGTTCCACTTGTACCTGATGTTCCTGAAGAACCTGAAGTACCTCTAGTACCCGATGTTCCACTTGAACCTGAACTTCCTGAACTACCACTTGAACCCGATGTTCCACTTGTTCCTGATGAACCTGAACTTCCACTTGAACCTGATGAACCTGAACTACCACTTGAACCTGAAATTCCACTAGTTCCTGAACTACCGCTACTTCCACTTGAACCTGAACTACCTGAAGAACCACTTGTACCTGAACTTCCTGAAGAACCGCTAACACCTGAAGTTCCTGAAGAACCACTTGACCCTGAAGAACCACTTGTACCTGAAGTTCCTGAAGAACCGCTTGAACCTGAACTTCCTGAAGAACCACTTGAACCTGAACTTCCCGAAGAACCGCTTGAACCACTTGTTCCTGATGTTCCGCTAGTTCCTGATGAACCTGAAGTACCTCTAGTTCCCGATGTTCCACTTGTCCCTGATTTACCACTTCCAACCCAATTTATACAATGATTATAATTGTTTGTCCATGAACTAACACCTCCACTATTAACCGCCACAGACACTGTGTAAACATTGCCCGCTAATGAAACTGAGTTTACGGTATATATCCCAACCAATCCTGTTTCAACTTCAACAACTGTTATATAAGCACTACCCGCACCATTTGCAGTTACGTAGTTTTGTAACCCTGTCCACCAAGCCGATGTATCAACACTAGGATTATATGATGTTTTATTTACGTATATTGTGTTTAAACTATTAATAACGTTTACAGGTCCGTAAGAAATACGAGTTGATGCTGGTATAGTTGTATTCGAAGTATCTGATAACCATGTGATACATGATGAAGCTCCATTAACCCCACTCGTACCCGCAGTTCCTGAAGAACCTGAAGTACCTCTAGTACCTGATGTTCCGCTTGAACCTGAACTTCCTGAACTACCTGAAGAACCTGATGTTCCGCTAGTTCCTGATGAACCTGAACTACCTGAAGAACCACTAACACCTGAGCTTCCTGATGAACCACTTGACCCTGAAGAACCACTTGTACCTGAACTTCCTGAAGAACCGCTAACACCTGAAGTTCCTGATGAGCCTGAACTTCCTGATGAACCTGAGCTTCCTGAAGAACCACTACTTCCTGATGTTCCGCTAGTTCCTGAAGAACCTGATGTTCCGCTAGTTCCTGATGAACCTGAAGTACCTCTAGTACCCGATGTCCCACTTGAACCCGAAGAACCTGAACTACCACTACTACCCGAAGAACCTGACGTTCCACTTGTTCCTGATGAACCGCTACTACCACTTGACCCTGAACTACCTGATGTTCCCGCAGTTCCTGAAGAACCGCTTGAACCTGAACTACCACTTGAACCTGACGTTCCGCTAGTTCCCGCAGTCCCACTTAAACCTGAAGTCCCACTTGTTCCTGAACTACCTGACGTACCTCTAGTACCTGAAGTTCCACTAGAACCTGAAGAACCACTACTACCAGATGAACCTGATGTTCCTGATGTTCCACTTATCCCCGAACTACCGCTAGAACCCGAACTACCACTCGAACCTGATGTACCTGAAGTTCCACTAGAACCTGAACTTCCTGAAGAACCTGAAGAACCACTTGAACCTGATGACCCGCTACTTCCTGATGTACCAGCAGTCCCTGAAGTACCACTTACACCACTTGAACCTGAACTTCCTGAAGAACCACTACTTCCTGATGTTCCGCTAGTACCTGATGTTCCGCTAGTACCTGATGTACCGCTCACACCACTAGTACCACTTGACCCCGAAGTACCTCTTGTACCTGAAGTTCCTGAACTACCGCTAGAACCACTTGACCCTGACGTACCTGATGAACCACTACTACCACTTGAACCCGAAGAACCACTAGTTCCTGAACTACCTGATGTTCCCGCAGTTCCTGATGAACCGCTACTGCCGCTTGACCCTGAACTACCTGATGTTCCCGCAGTTCCTGATGAACCACTTGAACCTGAAGAACCGCTTGAGCCTGACGTTCCGCTAGTACCTGATGTTCCACTTAAACCTGAAGTCCCACTTGTTCCTGAACTACCTGACGTACCTCTAGTACCTGAAGTTCCACTAGAACCTGAAGAACCACTTGTTCCCGAAGAACCTGAAGAACCACTACTACCAGATGAACCTGATGTTCCTGAACTTCCTGAAGACCCACTTGAACCTGAACTTCCTGATGAACCTGATGTTCCACTTGTACCTGACAAACCTGACGAACCACTACTACCTGAAGAACCTGACGTTCCGCTAGTTCCTGATGAACCGCTACTACCGCTTGAACCTGAACTACCACTAGACCCACTTGTTCCACTTGTACCTGAAGAACCACTTGACCCTGAAGTTCCGCTAGTTCCTGCAGTCCCATTTAATCCTGAAGTTCCACTTGTTCCTGAAGAACCTGAAGTACCTCTAGTTCCTGATGTACCCGAACTTCCTGAAGAACCGCTACTACCACTAGTACCTGATGAACCGCTACTACCACTTGACCCCGAACTACCTGATGTTCCTGAAGAGCCACTACTCCCACTCGAACCTGAACTTCCTGAAGAGCCCGATGTTCCGCTAGTTCCTGATGTACCACTTACCCCCGAACTTCCACTTGAACCTGAACTACCTGAAGAACCACTACTACCTGATGTTCCGCTAGTGCCTGAAGTACCACTTAATCCTGATGTTCCTGAAGAACCACTACTACCACTTGAACCTGACGTTCCGCTAGTTCCACTTGTTCCCGAAGAACCTGACGTACCTCTTGTTCCTGAAGTTCCACTACTACCACTAGAACCTGAACTACCTGATGAACCGCTTGTCCCTGAAGTACCACTTGAGCCTGACGACCCGCTACTACCGCTTGAACCTGAACTACCACTTGAACCTGAACTTCCTGATGAACCACTTGTTCCCGCAGTCCCACTTGAGCCAGATGTACCTGACGAACCACTACTTCCACTAGAACCTGAAGTTCCACTTGTACCTGATGAACCACTTGTTCCACTTGTACCTGAAGACCCTGACGTACCTCTAGTTCCTGATGTTCCTGATGAACCACTACTTCCACTTGAACCTGAACTACCTGACGAACCACTTGAACCTGAGGTTCCTGATGAACCACTTGAACCTGAAGTACCGCTAGTTCCTGATGAACCACTTGTTCCACTTGAGCCTGAACTACCCGAAGAACCTGATGACCCTGAACTTCCTGACGTACCTGATGTACCACTCGAACCTGATGTTCCACTAGTTCCTGACGTACCGCTTACTCCCGAACTTCCACTTGAACCTGAAGAACCACTAGACCCTGAACTACCTGACGAACCGCTTGTTCCCGCAGTTCCACTTGAGCCAGATGTACCCGCAGTTCCTGATGAACCCGAACTACCACTACTCCCACTTGAACCTGAAGACCCACTTGTTCCACTTGTTCCTGATGAACCACTACTACCACTTGAGCCTGATGTTCCGCTAGTTCCTGATGTTCCGCTAGTTCCACTTGTCCCTGAAGAACCTGACGTACCTCTTGTTCCTGAAGTACCTGAAGAACCACTACTACCGCTTGAACCTGATGTACCGCTTGAACCTGATGTACCCGAAGAACCGCTAGAACCTGATGTTCCACTTGTACCTGCAGTCCCTGAACTTCCACTACTTCCTGACGAACCGCTAGAACCTGATGTTCCACTTGTACCAGCACTACCTGATGTACCCGCAGTCCCTGAACTTCCACTACTTCCTGATGAACCACTAGAACCTGATGTTCCGCTTGAACCTGAACTACCTGAAGAACCACTTGAACCTGATGTTCCGCTAGTTCCTGATGAACCGCTTGAACCTGAACTACCTGATGTACCTGAAGTTCCGCTAGTCCCCGAAGAACCTGATGAACCCGAACTTCCGCTTGTACCCGATGTTCCTGAAGAACCACTCGAGCCCGAACTTCCACTACTTCCTGATGTACCCGCAGTTCCTGAAGAACCACTACTACCACTTGAACCTGAACTACCTGAAGTTCCGCTTGTTCCCGCACTTCCTGATGTGCCCGCAGTTCCTGAAGAACCACTTGACCCAGAAGAACCTGAACTACCACTACTACCTGATGTTCCGCTAGTACCTGAGGTTCCGCTTATACCACTCGTACCACTTGACCCTGAAGAACCTGACGTTCCACTTGTTCCAGATGTACCACTTGAGCCCGAACTCCCTGACGTTCCGCTTGTTCCTGATGAACCTGACGTTCCGCTCGTACCTGAACTACCCGCAGTTCCTGATGAGCCTGATGAGCCTGAAGTTCCAGAAGAACCACTTGTACCTGAACTTCCACTACTTCCTGAAGAACCTGAAGAACCACTCGACCCTGATGTTCCTGAACTTCCACTAGAACCTGACGTTCCCGCAGTTCCTGATGTTCCGCTACTTCCACTCGAACCCGAACTACCGCTTGAACCTGATGAACCGCTTGTACCTGACGAGCCACTTGAGCCTGAACTTCCACTCGTACCAGCAGTTCCTGATGAGCCACTACTTCCGCTTGAACCCGATGAACCTGATGTACCACTCGTTCCTGATGTACCACTCGTTCCCGAAGAACCTGACGTACCTCTAGTTCCTGATGTTCCACTCGAACCTGATGTTCCTGAAGAACCACTTGAACCTGAACTACCTGAACTACCTGAAGAACCGCTAGTACCTGAAGACCCTGATGTTCCACTACTTCCACTTGAACCCGAAGAACCTGATGTACCATTAGTTCCATTAACACCACTAATTCCACTTGAACCTGAAGTTCCGCTAGTACCTGACGAACCTGATGTTCCGCTAGTCCCCGAAGAACCTGACGTACCTCTAGTTCCAGAAGTTCCTGAAGAACCGCTACTACCACTCGAACCCGAAGACCCACTTGACCCCGAACTACCGCTAGTACCTGCAGTCCCTGATGAGCCACTTGTACCCGCAGTCCCTGATGAACCACTACTTCCACTTGAACCTGACGTTCCACTTGTTCCTGATGTTCCTGAAGAACCTGAAGTACCTCTAGTTCCTGATGTACCCGAACTTCCTGAAGAACCACTTGTTCCTGATGACCCTGAAGTACCGCTAGTTCCTGAAGAACCACTCGAACCCGAACTTCCACTACTTCCTGATGTACCCGCAGTTCCTGAAGAACCGCTTGTTCCTGATGTCCCACTTGTACCAGTACTACCTGAAGTACCTGAAGAACCACTTGAACCTGATGAACCACTACTTCCACTTGACCCTGAGGTACCTGATGAACCTGAAGTTCCTGATGAACCTGAAGTTCCTGATGTTCCACTACTTCCGCTTGTTCCACTACTTCCGCTTGAACCCGAACTACCTGAAGAACCACTTGTTCCGCTAGTTCCTGATGAACCTGAAGTACCTGATGTTCCGCTTGAACCCGAACTACCTGAAGAACCACTTGAACCTGAACTTCCACTAGAACCTGACGTTCCCGCAGTTCCTGATGAACCTGACGTTCCCGAAGTTCCTGATGAACCTGATGTTCCGCTAGTTCCAGATGTTCCTGAAGAACCTGAACTACCACTTGAGCCTGACGTACCGCTTGTCCCCGAGGAACCTGACGAGCCACTACTACCACTTGAACCTGAAGTTCCACTTGAACCTGAACTACCTGATGAGCCACTTGTTCCCGCAGTTCCACTTGAACCTGATGTTCCGCTAGTTCCTGAAGAACCACTTGAACCAGATGAACCTGATGTCCCACTTGTACCAGCACTACCTGAAGAACCACTTGAACCTGAGCTTCCTGAAGAACCTGAGGTTCCTGATGTACCACTTACACCTGAACTTCCGCTTGAACCTGAACTACCTGATGTTCCGCTAGTTCCTGAAGAACCACTTGTACCCGCAGTACCACTTGAACCTGAACTACCTGACGACCCACTTGAACCTGAACTACCTGACGAACCACTTGTTCCGCTAGTCCCTGATGAACCGCTTGTTCCTGATGTTCCACTTGTACCAGCACTACCTGAAGTTCCTGAAGAACCGCTAGTACCGCTTGAACCTGAACTTCCTGATGAACCTGATGTTCCACTTGTACCAGCACTACCTGATGTACCCGCAGTTCCTGAAGACCCACTTGAACCTGAACTACCACTACTTCCACTTGAGCCTGATGTTCCACTTGTACCTGAACTACCTGACGTTCCACTAGTACCTGAAGAGCCCGAAGTTCCGCTTGTTCCCGAACTACCTGAAGTACCTGAAGAACCACTTGTTCCTGAAGAACCTGAACTACCTGAAGTACCCGCAGTTCCTGATGAACCCGAACTACCACTACTTCCACTTGAGCCTGATGTTCCACTTGAACCTGAAGTACCACCTGTTCCTGATGTACCTGAAGAACCACTAGACCCCGAAGAACCTGATGTTCCTGATGTACCACTTACACCACTTGAGCCTGAAGTACCCGCAGTTCCTGAACTACCTGACGTACCACTTGTTCCGCTTGAACCTGAAGACCCTGATGTACCACTACTACCAGATGACCCGCTAGAGCCTGAACTTCCACTTGTGCCCGCAGTCCCTGAAGAACCTGAACTTCCTGATGTACCTGAAGACCCACTAGACCCTGAACTTCCGCTTGTTCCCGCAGTTCCTGATGAACCACTACTTCCACTTGAACCTGATGTTCCTGAAGTTCCACTCAATCCTGATGAACCACTTGAACCTGAAGACCCTGATGTACCAGCAGTTCCTGATGAACCACTACTTCCACTTGAACCTGATGTTCCGCTTGTTCCTGATGAACCCGAAGACCCACTTGAACCTGATGAACCGCTACTACCACTTGAGCCAGACGTACCCGAAGTTCCTGATGAACCACTACTTCCACTTGAACCCGATGTTCCGCTTGTACCTGACGAACCACTTGTTCCCGAACTACCTGATGTTCCACTTGTTCCTGATGTTCCGTTAATACCAATAATTAACCATCCAGTACCATTACTCTGTACATAAAGAGAATTATCTGTGGTTAATGTTTTAGTAGTACTACCATCAATTGTTTGGCTTGACGTTGTATTTACCGTTATGGTCGCTGACCCTGTATTTTTAACAACGTATATTTTACCCGAAATACCAACTGAGGTGGGTAATGTTACTGAAAATGGGGCATTCGAAGACCCCTCGATAAGATAATCATCAGTTGACACGCTATAAGCACTTGACACTGATTTATAAGGTACTGTTACGCCACCTAAAGATTTGACCCCATTGCGGGCTATGAATTCATTTGCCATTATATTTTTCTTTTTTCACTTTCCAAAAGAAAATTCTTCTATGTTTATTAACTTATAAATATGTTATCATAACCTTTTCTCTTTTTAAAATAAAAAAAACCACCATATAATTTGAGTAATATGGTGGTTATTAATTAATATGTTTTTATTTTAGAAGACAATCCTTGTTCCTACACTTATATCCCAAGTTCCGCCTCCAATTGCTGCGTACAACTCAAGATTTGAACCTATAATTACTGTGTAGAATTTAACCGCCACCGTTGAAGCGTTTAAATCAGGTGTTGAACTATCAGTAAATGCCGTATTAGTTCCGTCCCACACTGTCATAATAATACCACTTCTCATCGCGTTTGTTCCAGAATCGTATACGTAATAATCAAATGTTGCACTTGAACCTGATGCGAATGGAAAACGACAAATTAATGTTGTTGTTGTAACACCTGTTTCTCTACATGATTGTAATGACTGATTACCTTGTTCAATAGTGTCACCTGTTATTCCTAAAGTAGTACCATCAAAGGTTAAATTAGGTTCTGATGTTATACCACCCGCACCATCTGAAGTTAATACTTCATTATCATTACCTGATACGACAGGAGATAAACCACTTGTACCTGAAGAACCTGATGTCCCACTTGTCCCTGATGTCCCACTAGTTCCTTGCAAACCACTTGTTCCGCTCGTACCCGTAGTTCCCGAAGAACCACTTGTACCCGATGTTCCTGAAGAACCGCTTGTTCCTGATGAACCAGAACTACCTGATGTTCCGCTTGAGCCCGAACTACCCGATGTTCCTGATGAGCCACTCGTACCTGAAGTTCCGCTCGTACCCGATGTTCCTGAACTACCTGACGTACCCGATGTTCCTGAACTACCTGACGTACCCGATGTTCCTGAAGAACCACTTGTTCCTGATGTTCCACTACTTCCTGATGTACCTGCAGTTCCACTTGAACCCGATGTTCCTGAAGAACCTGAAGACCCGCTTGTTCCTGAAGAACCTGACGTTCCACTTGTACCACTAGACCCTGAACTACCTGAGGAACCACTTGAACCTGATGTTCCACTTGTACCCGCAGTTCCTGAAGAACCCGAACTACCACTAGAACCTGATGTTCCCGATGTTCCACTACTTCCGCTTGTACCCGCGGTTCCTGATGAACCCGATGTTCCACTACTCCCTGAAGTTCCTGATGAACCTGAACTACCTGATGTTCCGCTTGTACCCGCAGTTCCTGATGAACCACTTGTTCCTGAACTACCCGAAGAACCCGAAGTTCCACTACTTCCACTAGAACCTGATGAACCCGAAGAACCGCTTGACCCCGATGTTCCACTACTTCCACTTGTACCCGCAGTTCCTGAAGAACCGCTACTTCCTGAAGAACCACTTGACCCCGATGAACCGCTTGTTCCTGAACTACCCGATGTTCCACTACTTCCGCTTGTGCCTGATGTACCTGCAGTTCCTGAAGAACCGCTTGTTCCTGATGTTCCTGAAGACCCCGAACTACCACTAGAACCTGAAGACCCCGAACTACCACTTGAACCTGAAGTTCCGCTAGTTCCTGAAGAACCACTTGACCCCGACGAACCTGAACTTCCTGACGTTCCACTAGTACCCGCAGTTCCTGAAGAGCCGCTACTACCGCTTGAACCTGAACTACCTGAAGTTCCTGATGAACCACTTGAACCTGATGAACCGCTACTACCACTTGAGCCAGACGTACCTGAAGTTCCTGATGAACCTGATGTACCTGCAGTTCCTGAAGAACCACTTGTCCCACTAGACCCTGATGAACCTGATGAGCCACTTGAACCTGAACTACCGCTAGTGCCTGATGTACCCGAGCTACCACTTGTTCCTGACGAACCACTTGTTCCACTTGAGCCCGAACTACCTGATGAACCTGATGTTCCTGATGAGCCACTCGTACCTGAAGTTCCGCTAGTTCCTGAAGAACCTGATGAGCCACTCGTACCTGAAGAACCGCTAGTTCCTGAAGAACCTGAAGTTCCACTAGTTCCTGAAGAACCACTTGTCCCCGACGTTCCTGAACTACCCGATGTACCACTTGAACCTGAACTACCTGACGTTCCCGATGTTCCACTACTTCCACTAGAACCTGAACTACCACTAGAACCTGATGTTCCACTTGTACCTGAAGAACCGCTTGACCCTGATGTTCCACTACTTCCACTTGTACCTGCAGTACCTGAAGAACCGCTTGACCCCGATGAACCGCTTGTCCCACTAGACCCTGATGAACCTGAACTACCACTAGAACCTGAACTTCCTGATGTACCTGAACTTCCGCTAGTACCTGATGTTCCGCTAGTCCCACTTGTACCCGCAGAACCTGAAGTTCCTGATGACCCGTTAGTTCCTGATGAACCACTTGAACCTGAAGTTCCGCTAGTTCCTGAAGAACCACTTGTCCCTGACGTACCTGAACTTCCGCTAGTTCCTGATGAACCACTTGTACCTGATGTTCCGCTAGTACCTGATGTTCCTGAAGAACCACTTGTCCCTGACGTACCTGAACTTCCGCTAGTTCCTGAAGAACCACTTGAACCTGATGACCCTGAACTTCCACTAGTTCCTGAAGTACCACTTGAACCTGAAGTTCCGCTAGTTCCTGAACTTCCGTTAGTTCCTGATGAACCACTTGTTCCTGATGAACCACTTGTTCCTGATGAACCACTTGTTCCTGATGAACCGCTTGTTCCTGAAGTACCCGAAGAACCTGACGTTCCACTTGTTCCCGATGAACCACTTGAACCCGATGTTCCTGATGAACCATTAGTTCCTGAAGTACCCGAAGAACCTGACGTTCCACTTGTTCCCGATGAACCACTTGTACCTGAACTACCGCTAGTTCCTGATGAACCTGAACTTCCTGACGTTCCGCTTGTACCCGCAGTACCTGACGAACCACTAGACCCTGAACTTCCTGATGAACCTGAACTTCCTGATGTTCCACTTGTTCCGCTAGACCCTGAAGAACCGCTTGACCCCGATGTTCCGCTAGTTCCTGATGAACCACTAGTTCCTGACGAACCTGAAGTACCACTTGAACCTGATGTTCCTGAAGAACCCGATGTTCCTGAAGAACCATCTGTTCCGCTAGTTCCTGACGAACCACTTGAACCTGATGTCCCCGATGAACCTGAACTACCGCTAGTGCCTGATGTACCCGAGCTACCACTTGTTCCTGACGAACCACTTGAACCTGATGACCCGCTTGTACCTGAAGACCCACTTGTTCCACTAGAACCTGATGTCCCACTTGACCCTGAAGTTCCTGATGAGCCACTTGTTCCGCTTGAACCAGATGTACCACTTGTTCCTGATGAACCATTTACACCACTAATACCACTTGAGCCTGAAGTTCCGCTACTACCATCCGTTCCTGATGAACCATCTGTTCCACTTGTACCTGAACTACCGTCAGTTCCGCTTGTTCCTGAAGTTCCACTTGACCCATCTGTTCCTGATGAACCATCTGTTCCACTAGTACCTGATGTTCCTGATGAACCATCTGTTCCACTAGTACCTGATGTTCCTGATGAGCCATCCGTACCTGAAGTACCACTAGTTCCTGATGAACCATCTGTACCACTTGTTCCGCTAGTTCCTGAAGAACCATCAGTTCCGCTAGTTCCTGAAGAACCATCAGTTCCACTTGTACCTGAACTACCATCAACACCACTTAATCCACTTGAACCTGATGTTCCTGAAGTACCTGAACTACCGCTAGTTCCTGATGAACCTGAACTTCCACTTGTTCCCGATGAACCATCAGTACCTGAAGTACCACTAGTTCCCGAAGAACCATCTATTCCTGAAGTTCCTGAAGAACCATCAACACCACTTAATCCGCTTGAACCCGATGTTCCTGAAGAACCATCAGTTCCGCTTGTTCCTGATGAACCATCGGTTCCACTAGTACCTGATGTTCCTGAAGAGCCGTCTGTACCTGAAGTTCCTGAAGAACCGTCTGTTCCTGATGTTCCTGAAGAACCGTCTGTTCCTGAAGTTCCACTTGTTCCTGAAGAACCATCGGTTCCACTTGTTCCTGAAGAACCATCGGTTCCACTAGTACCTGATGTTCCTGAAGAGCCGTCTGTACCTGAAGTACCACTACTTCCTGAAGAACCATCAGTTCCCGAACTTCCGCTAGTTCCTGAAGAGCCGTCTGTACCTGATGTACCGCTAGTTCCTGAAGAGCCGTCTGTACCTGATGTACCACTAGTTCCTGAAGAACCATCAGTTCCTGAACTCCCACTAGTCCCTGAAGAACCATCTGTTCCGCTTGTTCCTGAAGAACCATCTGTTCCTGAAGTACCTGAACTTCCACTTGTTCCTGAAGAACCATCTGTTCCGCTTGTTCCTGAAGAACCGTCAACACCACTTAATCCACTTGAACCTGATGTTCCACTACTCCCATTAGTTCCACTTGTTCCTGAACTACCATCTGTTCCTGAAGTTCCACTAGTACCTGAAGAGCCATCTGTTCCCGAAGTTCCTGAAGAACCATCTGTTCCTGATGAACCATCTGTTCCGCTAGTTCCTGATGAACCATCTGTTCCACTAGTACCTGAAGTACCTGATGAACCATCTGTTCCGCTAGTGCCTGAAGAACCGTCAGTTCCGCTTGTTCCTGAACTACCATCCGTACCGCTTGTTCCTGAACTACCATCAGTCCCACTTGTTCCTGACGAACCACTTGTTCCTGATGAACCATCTGTTCCTGAAGAACCACTGGTCCCCGATGAACCGTTAGTACCGCTTGTTCCTGATGAACCATTCACACCACTAATACCACTTGAACCTGACGAGCCATCTGTCCCGCTAGTTCCTGAAGAACCGTCAGTACCACTTGTTCCTGAACTTCCTGAAGAACCGCTAGTCCCTGAAGAACCATCCGTTCCACTTGTTCCTGAAGAACCATCTGTACCTGAACTTCCACTAGTTCCTGAACTTCCACTAGTTCCTGAAGAACCATCTGTTCCTGAACTACCGTCAGTTCCGCTAGTTCCTGAAGAACCATCAACACCACTTAATCCACTTGAACCCGAGGTTCCTGAACTACCATCTGTCCCACTTGTACCTGATGTACCGCTAGTTCCTGAAGAGCCGTCTGTACCTGATGTACCACTAGTTCCTGAAGAACCATCAGTTCCTGAACTCCCACTAGTCCCTGAAGAACCGTCAGTTCCGCTTGTACCTGAAGAACCATCAACACCGCTTAATCCGCTTGACCCCGATGTTCCTGAAGAACCATCAGTTCCGCTAGTTCCTGAACTACCGTCAGTACCCGAACTTCCACTTGTTCCCGATGACCCATCTGTTCCTGAAGTACCTGATGAACCATCTGTCCCTGAAGTACCTGAAGAACCATCTGTTCCACTAGTACCTGAACTACCATCTGTTCCACTTGTTCCTGAGGAACCGCCTGAACCTGAAGAACCGCTTGTACCAGAACTTCCACTTGTACCTGAAGAACCATCAGTACCCGAACTTCCACTTGTACCTGAAGAACCATCAGTTCCGCTTGTTCCTGAAGAACCATCAGTACCGCTAGTTCCTGAAGAACCACTTGACCCCGATGTTCCTGAAGTACCTGAACTACCGTCAGTACCGCTAGTTCCTGATGAACCATCTGTTCCTGAAGTACCTGAACTTCCACTTGTTCCTGAAGAACCATCTGTTCCTGAAGTACCTGAAGAACCATCAACACCACTTAATCCACTTGAACCTGATGTTCCACTTGTTCCTGAAGAACCATCTGTTCCGCTTGTTCCACTAGTACCTGAAGAACCATCAGTTCCGCTTGTTCCTGAAGAACCATCAGTACCGCTAGTTCCTGAAGAACCGTCTGTTCCGCTTGTTCCTGAAGAACCGTCAACACCACTTAATCCACTTGAACCTGATGTTCCACTTGTTCCCGATGACCCATCTGTTCCGCTAGTTCCACTTGTTCCTGATGAACCATCTGTTCCGCTAGTTCCTGAAGAACCGTTAGTACCACTAGTTCCTGATGAACCATCTGTTCCTGAACTACCGCTTGTCCCTGATGAACCATCTGTTCCGCTTGTTCCTGAAGAACCTGACGTACCATTAGTTCCGTTAACACCACTAATTCCACTTGAACCCGAGGTACCACTTGAACCATCGGTACCACTTGTTCCTGAACTACCGTCAGTTCCACTTGTTCCTGAAGAACCATCAGTTCCTGAAGTACCTGAACTCCCACTTGTTCCTGAAGAACCGCTAGTCCCTGAAGAACCATCCGTTCCACTTGTTCCTGAAGAACCATCTGTTCCTGAACTTCCGCTTGTTCCTGAACTACCGTCAGTTCCGCTAGTTCCTGATGAACCATCTGTTCCTGAACTACCGTCAGTTCCACTTGTTCCTGAAGAACCATCAACACCACTTAATCCGCTTGAACCCGAAGTGCCTGAACTTCCGTCAGTTCCACTTGTTCCTGATGAACCATCTGTTCCTGAACTTCCGCTAGTTCCTGATGAACCATCTGTTCCTGAAGTTCCTGAACTACCGTCAGTTCCGCTTGTACCTGAACTACCATCTGTACCACTTGAGCCCGATGTTCCTGAAGAACCATCTGTTCCACTAGTTCCTGATGAACCATCTGTTCCTGAACTACCGTCAGTACCGCTTGTTCCTGAAGAACCGTCAATACCACTAGTTCCTGAACTACCGTCAGTTCCACTTGTACCTGAACTACCGTCAGTTCCACTTGTACCTGAACTACCATTGGTACCACTTGTTCCGCTTGAGCCCGATGTTCCTGAAGAACCATCTGTTCCTGATGTTCCTGAAGACCCACTATTTCCTGACGTACCTGAACTACCATCGGTCCCACTAATACCTGAAGTCCCTGAAGAACCATTAACACCACTTATACCACTAGACCCTGAAGTTCCCGAAGAACCATCAGCACCTGAAGTTCCCGAACTACCGTCAGTTCCTGAAGTTCCTGAAGAACCGTCAATCCCACTTGTTCCTGAAGAACCTGACGTTCCTGAAGAACCGTCAGTCCCACTTGTTCCTGAACTACCATCAGTACCTGAAGTACCTGATGAACCATCAGTACCCGAACTTCCACTAGTCCCTGAAGAGCCGTTAGTCCCTGAAGAGCCGTTAGTCCCTGAAGAGCCGTTAGTTCCTGAAGAACCACTACTACCAGAAGAACCACTACTACCTGACGTACCCGATGTTCCTGATGAACCACTTTCACCCGAAGAACCCGATGAACCCGATGAACCGTTAGTTCCTGAAGAACCGTTAGTTCCTGAAGAACCGTTAGTTCCTGAAGAACCACTACTACCAGAAGAACCACTTGAACCTGAACTTCCTGATGAACCACTTGAACCTGAACTTCCTGATGAACCACTTGTTCCACTAGAACCTGATATTCCTGAAGTACCACTTGAACCTGATGTTCCTTTAGTTCCTGAACTACCCGAAGAACCGCTACTTCCTGATGTTCCACTACTTCCTGAAGAACCACTTAAACCTGAAGTACCATTTTGACCACTTGAACCTGACGAACCATTAACACCACTTGTTCCTGATGAACCATTAACACCACTTGTTCCTGCAGTACCTGAAGTACCAGCAAGGGATAGAGCATCCGCAATTTGTTGGATACTTGCTTTATATGATGAACCTGCGGGGTTTTGTGATGTATCACCCGTAATGACAATGTGTACAATGTCATCTGGAGATACTATCGGAGCTTGGGTTCTGTCGGTCAGTCTTTGATAATTCGGCATCTTTTTAGTCTATATGTATAAATATGAATCTTTTCATAATTTGGTTTTTATTGGTCTTCGAATATATAAATATTTGCATCCATGAAAATAAAGATTTCTCCGTCTTGATAAATCTTACCTTTCTCGTCACAATAAATTATTCCGAACTTTTCGCACCCCAAAGAGTCTATGATTTTTATTCCAACGGCGGGGGCTGAATTGAATGTGGTTGGTAGTACAATAGATATTGATGGAGGTACTTGAGTGTTAATAGTTGAAATTAAAACACATTGATTCCCATACACATCACACGCATATAAATCATACGGTAATGTAACTCCAGAAACTCCAGTAATCTCAATTTGTGTCATATTGAATAAATAGTTAGTATTTACTTTAACTCTTTTTTAAAACAAAAAATCCCCCAAGGGTTGGAGGACTTTATTTATGTTTTTATAGTTATTAATAAGGAGTGTCAGAACTACGTGTTATTGCCCCAACAATAACGGTACTACCTAAATTACTAAGGTCTTGTTGAAAAGAGGGTGAATTTAATGAGTCAATTAAAAGAACACAGTCACCATCATTAATTTGATTAGTGGACGCACCTCCGTAAGGATTTGCACCTTGTATTGGTAATAATGAACTTTTGGGGGTTGTAAACCCACTTGTATATACAATATTTCTACATATCCTTATATCAGTAAGTTTCGCATCTAAAAAATTACTACTCGATAGTAAAGAGCCAAAATAAATTAAACCAATAGTGTTACTAATCAGAGTGTTAGGTATTCCAACGGCAGTTTTGTCATTACCATCAAAATAGACTTTAACTTGACCATTGTCACATGTAATTGCAATGTGTTGCCAAACATTTGTTGACAATGGTAGAGATATCGCATTACCAGTGGATAATCCGTGAAGACAACTATCTGATGGGTCAATATATAAATTTAAATCACCACCACCAAATGAAGCACTTTGACTAAATATGTATTGGTTACTACCTGTTGATACTGGATTTCCAAAATACCAAAATTCAATTGTAAAGAATTCATTAACTGTACCAATATGAGTAGGAATAATCCTTGCCGTATTAGAACTATTTGGAAATATTAACGAACCTGGATTTACTTCCCAAGAAGACCAATGTCCAAAACCGTTCATCCAAATATACGCCTCGTCACCTGTTGTGTAAGTTTTACTACTAACAAATCCCGCCTTTTCAACAAATGAAATTTCATTTAACGACAACGACCTCCAAAATCCTACATACGCAGAAATCCCTAACGGATTTGGTTGTGTTCCTGTTGGAACTGAGTGAGCGATTACATACCCAAGGTCTTCATCGGGTCCGTTCCACCATTGAATTCCACCTGGTTGTAATGTGTAGTCTTGGTCGTCAACCCCAATAGTTAATGTACTATTAAATACTCGGATAGCCCCATTGATTAGTGATAATGTTGGATTATATGCAAATGGTCTTGATGTTGACATAGTTTTTTTTTTATTTAATAAATATCTTTTATTTTTATTTTATTCTTAAACTTAATATTATAAACCAATTGTTGGTGTTACACAAGGGGTGCGAGTTAATGTTGGTGTTGGTCTTGGAGCACGAGTTGGTTTTGGGGTTGGTGTTGGGGTGGCGCAAGGGTCAAAAGTAGGGGTTGGTGTTGGGTGTAGTGTTGGAGTTGGTGTTTTGGTTGGTTTAGGCGTTTTAGTTGGTTGTGGGGGGCAAGGAGTGTCTGTTGGTGTTGGTGTTGGCGTACTTGTAGGAATAGGAGTTGGGGTACTTGTAGGTGTTGGTGTAGGTGTTGGTGATGGAATTGGTCTAACAACAGTTAAGAAGTTAGGGCAGTCAGAATTAATAACTAATATAGTATAAACACCATAAACCTCTCTTGGGGGAGTTAATAAGTTAGGTTCAAATAAAAAAGGTAATAATACATCACCTAAATTAATAGCGTCCATACTGTTGTCAGGTTTAAAAACAACATTAGCAATTTGACCATTATAATTGATACTAGATATTACAATTGTTTCATTCATATACTTAAATTATTTGGGTCACAATCACAATTGATATCAACAACTGTTACAGTTCCTCCACCATTAAGTTTAATTACATTGATGGCACATTTATAAGTTATGGTAACATATAATGGTACATCAATAACTTCGACAGTATTATCACAATATAAAATTTGATACGTTGAACCAGTTCCAGGTCCAAATCCACTATATAATTGGAATGTTTTGCAACAAGATGAACAATCTCCAATAACCGTATACGTCAGAAAATTTATATGCTGTATTCCTGCACCGCCTCCATATAGACAACTACCTATAATATTTGGTAGTGGTACCCAATTATTCATTCCCCCAATTGGTGTAAGACTATTTATAGGAAGATATGCGAGTGGGTTAGGTAATGGATAATATGTGGACATATCCTCTAAAATCCAATAATTATTTATATTATCCCAAGAAATCCTCATTAATACGGTGGGTGGGGCGATAGAGTAATAAGTGAAATAATATGATGATTTACCATTAATCTGAGTTGAAGGACTTATATTTGATGGTAATGCAATTGTACCAGTACAATCCGTTAAATCATCAATAAAACGAATACACTCTCCAGGTGTATAAACCGTAGGTGTAGGTGTAGGTGTAGGTGTTGGTGTTGAAGTTGGTGTTGAAGTTGGTGTTGAAGTGTTAGTCGGTGTTGGTGTTGGGGTGTTAGTTGGTGTTGGGGTCGGTGAATATGTGGTTGTAGTTGTTGTTAAATTTGAGGTTGTAGTTGTTGTTGTTAAATTTGAGGTTGTAGTTGTTGTCGTTAAATTTGAGGTTGTTGTTGTCGTTGTGGTTAAATTTGTGGTGGTGGTTGTTGTTGTTTCTCCAGATATTTGGTATGTAAAGTCGTTAGGTAAACAAACCGATGTCGAGCAGTCAGGACAATCAGGGTTAAACATTCTGAAAGTATTTTTTAATAAATTAAAGTTGTGTTTTACCTCAGGAGCCGATAATGGGGTAACATACATTCTAAATTGTGAAATGGCACCATCAAAAGTTCCCGCAAAATTCTGTTCAATTAATATATTAGTTTTTAACCCATTAAATGTTGTCCCCGATAAATCATTAATTGGGAAATTTTCAGGGTCTTGAATATAAGGTCCGTAAGGTTGCGTCATAGATGAAAAAGTTAAATTTTCTCTAAGTCCTTGGGTACCTCCACCCCACGATATATTAAATGGAACACCAACTTGTTTTTCTTTGTCGGTATCTAACCCTCTTGGGATAATCTCCTCAAAATTTTCAATTGTATGAAATAATTTACCATTAACGTAAATCTTAAGTCTCCCATTTCGATATAATTTATCAATTAACCATTTTTCATTTAATCTAACCAACTCAATTTGTTCTGATGTTTTACCACCAATTTGAGTGTATGGTATTGTAATTAATGATGTTGCATTATTTGCTAATGATTCTAAATAAAGTTTTTCAGTTATATCACCAAGTCCTCCTCGATACCATAAATCACACGTATCTAACCATGTATATCTTTCCCATACCGCATCTACTTGAAACCAATGTTCCTCCTCTAACCACGCGGGATTCTCTAATAAACATGTAGGGTAAATTGGGGGTGTACAATAATCAACAATAGTGTGTCCTGTAGTGTACGTAATTCCACTTGTTTCACAAGAACCCGTAGTAACACAGTCTCCTGTGAATTTTAACATTCTAACTCCGATACCAGGATTTTTTGGGTCACCACATAATCTAAAAGATAATGCGTTTGACATAGAATCATATATTGGATTTGTTTCACAAGTATTTTCGATTGATGTAAATCCTGTATTACAGTTATAACAAGTTGTGGTTGTTGTACAAACATCACATGATGGTGTGCAAACAGGTGGTAGTTCACAATCAGGTATTGGCGTTGGAGGGGGTGTTGGTGTTGGTGTTGGGATAATTATAGTGTCGCATATGTGTGTTTGACATTCCCACCCACAAGTTTCACAAGGGTCTAAATTACAATCACAACCACAAGTAATTTTCTTTTCTGGGTCTCCATTACAACTACTACACCCATAATTAACGTGAGGGTCATGAATATTATTTACTGACCTTGGCGGATAAACAAATACACATCTACTATCCGTAATTGTTCTATTACAACAAGCACATGTTTGTAGTTGAGTTAGACCTGATGTTACTCGATTGTACCCCGAAAAACACAATGGACTACCACTGGCGTGGTGATAAAATTTATTTTCAGCTCTAGTTCCAAAATAAAAAAAAGTATTCTTATTGTTTGGATAAATTTCATTAAGAGTTGTTTCATTAGGTAATGGAGAATACTCATTGATAAGTCTTGGTTTCAAAACCATTTCAACGGACCATCCTTTATTCATTCTTTCAGGAAAAATCTCATAATCAAAACCAAATAATTTATAAAACCCTTGATAAAAACCACCATATAATTCGTGGTATCTACCCTCAAAAGGGCTTGATTTACTAACCACTTCGTATAAAACGGTTTTATTAAACCCCGAAAATCTTACGTTAGGTAAATTGGTGTGACCTGTAACTTGATGTAACTTTAATCTTCGGTCGTAATACATTCTATTGAATTTTAAATAATCAGAATATAAACCTTTAGTGAATGTTATCGTTTCACCCGTCATTTGGTTGACTAATCCGTTGTCAACACCTGTTAACCCAATATCACATGATGTTGATGATGAGTAACAAGTCAAATCATCATTATTTGGATTGTAATAATTTTGAGATACAAAAATATTATTATTATTGTATTGTTTATATGAAAGTGTTTGGTTTTGAACACTTAAAGGATTGTTAATGTCAAAATAAACAGGAAGTCGGTTTCCGTATGTTTGTGCAATCAAATATGGGGAGAAAACAACCTCTTGATTGTAGTCTTGTTCATCTGAGGTCAAAGACATATCATTGGAATCTAAATTAAGTTTTAGAGACCAATTTGAGCGGACGTATTGATTTATATTTTGACTTGCCATCTTTTTTATGATAAATACTCTAAATCGAAGTATTTATTGGAAAATGTGTTATGATAAATTTTAACAAAGAATACTACAGTAATAATTATTACTTCTTTTTAAAAGATAGAGGAGACCAAATCTCCTTATACTATTCTATTGCTGACACTTTAACCGAATCTAGAAAAAAAGACAAAAAAATGGACTTCGATAAAAAAGATTCGAAAAAAGTTAAAGATGTTGTAAATAATATTTTAAAATCAAAAGAAAAACAAACAACAATTGATATTGAGGATAAATTAAAAGGTGTAAAAAAATCTTCGGGTGAGATTGGTGAGTTAGTTGATTCTGACGGAACTATGTTAAGTTCAAGAATTCCTTTGATAAATTTAACCCTTTCCCCAAGAAAAACAATGGACCAAACTGTTGTTATGGCTAGAACAACAAATGACCCTGTAACAAGAGGTTACCGTGTTTATTATGGTGAGAGTGAAGAAGAAAAAGAAAATATTGTGTCAGAAGTTGACTATTCAGAAGCCTTTGGATATGTTGAGACTGAAGGAAAAGATTTTAAAGAAACTATAAATATATTAAAAAAGATGGGTGTTGAGAATCCCGTACAAAGAGCAAAAGAATTTGGTAAATTACCCAAAGCTAAGAAAGTTGGTGGTAAATTAAAACAAAGACTTTCTGAAAAAGATAGTATTGAAGAACAACAAAAAGAAAAAATGATTAAAATGGTTGAGGACATCTTAACTAAGAAATCTAAAGATAGTTCAGACGTTGTAAAACGTGATGAAAGCGTTAGTAAGATATTAGTTAAAAATTTACAATCAATTAAAAAATTAGCAGATAAAGAAGGTATCAGTATTTCTAAATTAATTAACATATTAAAATCAAATGAATAAAGATTTATATGGAAATAAATTTTCTCTACCTGAGGAGGTTGTAAGTTATTTACAACAGTGTCATGATGCCGCGGGAGGTGCTGACGAAAGTGTTGAGGGTTATAAGAGAAACAAAGAACTAAGAGATAGTCGTGAAGTTACATATCAACAATTAAAACGAATGAAAAATTGGTTTGATAAGTTTGAGGGTGACGAAAATGATTTATCTTATATTTTAAATGGGGGTCATTATGTTAAAAATTGGGTTCACAACACCTTAACTTCAATGAGAGATAATGTACACAATACTAAAAAGAATAAATCTGAGGTTTTACCTAATCAATTTATTCAGCCACATGAGAAGAATGACATGACAACGATTAATAGACCTAGTAAAAGTCACAAATCAACCGTTGATAAATATGACACTGCTATCATGGAAAATTTAACTAGAATAAACGATTTAATTAAAAAAATAATATAATATGCCAACAACAGAACCAATTAGTTTCGAGCAACCTAAAAATGATTTATCATCAATTGCTGAGATGGAGAGAGCAAAATTATTCCCAAAGAATGATTATAAACCAACAAACCAATATTCTGCGGTTAATCCTGACGCTATTGCCGATGGAGATGCTCAAGGTAAAGGTACTGGAGGATTTTTAGATGTTTATAATCAAGGTGCGGGAGCAATCCAAGACATTTTAGAGAGAAAGGCCGAGGTAGTTATTAATGAATTTAAACCCAACTCACCGTATACTACACCAAGTGCATAATGAAACTTTACAACACAGTTAAATCTCTTATTTTAGAAGTAGCGTCGATTGACTCAATCGTTGATGCTATAAAAAAAAGAAATAAGATAGTAATTTACTATGATGGTGATGAGCCAGGTGGTAGAGGGTTAAGAGAAATCGAACCTGTTTGTCTTGGGTATAGTAAGTCAGATAATCCTGTTTTAAGAGCTTGGGATAATGAAGGGTCTTCTCATACCGCGTATAAAGGCGAACAACCTTTACCTGGGTGGAGATTATTCAGAGTTGATAAAATATTATCATTTAAACCAACGGGAGAAAATTTTGATTCATCTAAACCAGGATATAATCCATCAGGGGACAAAAGTATGAATAGAGTTATTATTAACGCAGTGTTTAATCAACAACCAACGGAACCAACGGAACCAACGGAACCAACGGAACCAATACAATAATTAAGATATGACAAACGAAAACGACTTAATACAAAAATTAATGGTATCTAAGGCTATTATGGATAAACATAATAATACCCCAAGAGCGGGTAATAATTTAAATATGACAAGTCCAATGGTTCAGGATTACGAAGCCCCACAAGCCAAGTATAACTTACCACAAGAATTTATGCAGGAATCTGTAACTCAATCAGTTCCTTCAACACAACAACCAATAACCAAAGATAGGGTTATGTCATCTAAATTACCTGATGAGATTAAAAGGTTAATGATAGAACATCCAATCAATCAACCAAACTCAATGGCAGGACCTTCATTATCTAATGATTTGATTGATAAAGCCGCAAGATTGATGAATGTTGACGCTAAAGGAACTCCAAGAGGACCTCAACCAAAAAGAGTTACCGAACAATCAATACCGACTCAAGATTTGTCAAGTTTAAAAGAATTGTTAAGAGAAGTTGTTGAAGAGGTTTTATTAGAAAATGGATTAATCGCCGAATCAACCCAAAAATCAAATGAAGTATTTTCTTTTAAGGTAGGTAAGCATATATTTGAAGGTAAGGTTACTAAGATAAAAAAAATATCTTAAAAACAAGTTTACTCTAAAGAAAACCCCCCTCATAACTATGTGGGGGTTTTTTATTTTATAAGGTTGATATTCTATTATTTTCTTATTATATTTTCTAAGACAATTTTATATTATGAAAGAAAAAATTAATGTTTTAGTACTACCAAGTGATAAAAGTGGTGTTGGGAAATTTCGTTCTATCGACCCTCACGTACATTTACAAAATTTATATCCTGACGACTTCCATTTAGACATTGACTACGAACCAAAAATCAATGACCCAAATTATTGGAAAAAATATCAAATCGTTCACGTACATAGAAATATTGGTAGTAATTACGACAATACTCCACTAATCATTAGAAAGTTAAAATCACTAGGAATTATCGTTATTGTTGACATTGATGATTATTGGTTACCAACAAAAGAACATCCTATTCATCAAATAATTGTTCAACAAAAAATTAACGAAAAAATTGTTGCAAACTTAAAAGAAGCTGATTATGTTACAACAACAACAGATATTTTTGCAAATGAAATTAGAAGGTTTAATAAAAATGTTGTTGTATTCCCCAATGCAATTAACCCAAAAGAACCTCAATTCAATCAACCAACCGTTGAATCAGATAGAATTAGAGTTGGGTGGTTAGGTGGCTCATCTCACTTACATGATTTAATGTTACTACAAGGGTTCACTCAAAGAAATGGTAAGGACATTAATGACAAAATTCAATATGTTATTTGTGGGTTTGATACTCGTGGTACTGTTACTGAGATTAATCCACAAACGGGGGAACAAAAACGTAGAGACATTTTACCTCACGAAACTGTGTGGGCAAAATATGAAGAGATTTTTACAAACAATTATAATTTAGTTGATGAGGATTATAAAAAATTCTTAATGGAATATAAAGAACAAGATTATGTTTCAAATAAAGAATTACCTTATCTTAGAGTTTGGACAAAACCTGTTACCACATATGCAATGAATTATTCTAAATTTGATATTTCATTAGCTCCAATCAAAAATCACGTCTTTAATAGAATGAAATCTCAGTTAAAAGTTATTGAAGCAGGATTTTATAAGAAAGCGTTAATCGCGTCTGAAATAGGTCCATATACAATCGACTTGAAACATTGTATGAAGAATGGTAACTTTGTTGATGGTAATGCTTTATTAGTCGGTGAGCAAAGAAATCATAGTGATTGGTCGAAACACATCAAAAAGTTAGTTCAAAACCCTAATTTGATTACAGATATGGGAGAAAGATTATATGAAACGGTTAAAGACAAATACGATTTAAATACCGTAACAAAAAATAGAGCAGAATTTTATAAATCATTAATTAAATAATATGTATAATAAAAAAGGTAAAGTTGGGTTCACCGCAGGTAATTTTGATTTATTACACCCAGGTTATATTTACACTTTTGAAGCGGCAAAAGAAAAGTGTGATTACTTTATGGTCTTTTTACAAAGAGACCCGTCTGAGACAAGATTTACAAAGTATAAACCAGTCGTTCCATTATATGAAAGATATAAAACTTTAATGTCAATAAAGTATGTTGATGAAGTTGTGACATATCAAACTGAAGAGGATTTAATAAAACTTATTGAGTTTTATAAACCTGATGTTAGAATTTTAGGTGACGATTATATTGGTAAGAGGTTTACTGGAGACCATCTACCAATTGAGGTAGTTTACACCACAAGGTCTCACAATTGGTCAACAACTAAAATCAAAGATTTAATCACAATACAAACATTGAAACAAAACCCTGAAATTTTAAAAAATTTAGAGACAAATGATTAAAATACCTATTACTAAAATTTTGTTTCTTGATATAGAAACAGTTGGGATTGAAAAAGACTTCGATACTTGTGTTGAAAAACGTCCTGAAATTGCACATCAATTCGATAAGTATTTCGATTGGTTTTTAAAACGATTCCCTGAAGACGCAATTAAAGGGGAAAACGAAGATGAAAGAAAAAATATTATATTCTCAACAAGAACCGCGCTGGTACCCGAATTTGCAAAGATTGTATGTGTTAGTGTTGCCTTTGTTATGGATAATGGTGAAGTTAAAAAACAAACGTTTTCTGGTGATGATGAGGAACAATTATTACGTGATTGTCAGAAATTATTGGACCGTTGTGGAAGATTGGATTTCTTTCTGTGTGGGCATAATCTAAAGAATTTTGATATTCCAATGATGGCTAAAAGAATGATTATTAATGGATTACTTCCACCATCAATTTTACCGTCATACGATACAAAACCATGGGAAATTAAAGCCATCGACACTAAAGAAATTTGGCAATATGGTGCTTATACGGCGATTGGTTCATTAGATTTAATGTGTACCTCAATGGAGATTCCATCACCAAAAGAAGGTGAAATCACAGGAGATAAAGTACATAATTCATATTGGAACCATGGTAAATTAAAAGAAATCTCAGAATACTGTGAACGAGACGTTAACGTATTAATTGAGGTGATAAAAAAATTAAAAGAACTTAAATAATGTCAGAAGAAATAGATTTAGATTTTTTAAAGAAAAAAGCCGAAGAGCTAAAATCAATACTATCAATGTCAGAAAACAATGATATTGATTATAATCAAATCCTTGAGGAGTTTGGTGTTGATGTTAAACAATTAGAAGTTGATATGAAAAACTATAAAGCTCAGTTAGAATTAGGTTTTAATAAACTACATCTTGATGCCGTAACCCCAAGTTATAACTACCCAAGTGATTCTGGATTTGATTTATACTCAGTTGAAGATATTACAATTGAGGGACTTGGTAGAGGTTTAGTTCCGACAGGATTATCATTTGACATTAAAGATGGATATGAAATTCAAGTTAGGTCTAAAAGTGGGTTAGCCATTAATCAAGGTTTAATGTGTTTAAACTCTCCAGGAACGGTAGATAATGGATATACAGGTGAAGTAAAAGTAATTATATTTAATACAAATAAAGAACCTTTTACAATTACTAAAGGTATGAAAGTTGCTCAAGCAGTTTTATGTCCCGTAGTTAATGGTGGTTGGGTTTATTTGGATGAGAGAAATGAAGTAACAAAAAAAGACCGTAATAGTAACGGATTCGGTTCAACAGGAATTTAATATGATAACAATAATTTATTCAACCCATAAAGACGAAACTTATAATAACAAATTTAAACAACATTTGTTACAAACTGTTGGATTAAAACATGTTCAGATTTTAGAGTTTCAGAACAATAATCAATACAGTTTGGCTGAGGTATATAACAAAGGTATATCACAATCAATTTATGATATTGTGGTTTGTTGTCATAACGACATCAAATTAGAAAATAATTGGGGTAAGAAATTATTTAAAGATTTCGAAAATAACCCTGATTACGGAATCATTGGGAAGGCAGGGTCAACATATTTTCCTGAATCAGGAGTCTATTGGGAACGAATGGCTCAAACAATGGTTGGTCATGTATATCACCAACCTGAGGGTCGTAAAAAATGGGTTAATAAGTATTCCGCAAAATTAGATGAATTAACACCAGTAGTGACTATTGATGGTTTATTCATTTCATTCGATAAAACAAAAATAAAACATAATTTTAATGAGACTATTGGTAAGTTTCATTTTTATGACCACCCATTCTGTTTAAGTAATTATTTAGACGGGGTAAAAATTGGGGTTACATTTTCTTTTGATATTACCCACCAATCAGTTGGACGACCAAATGAGGAATTTTTTGAAAGTAAAACTAAATTTTTAGAGAAGTTCTCGTCTAAATTGCCATTAGACTTAAAACCAAACAGTATTTACGTTCCTAAAATAAACGAAAAACCAACTAAAAATATTGGTAAAGTTTCGGTAATTATACCAACAAAAGATAAGTTCGAATTAATAAGTGAATGTATTCTATCTTTTTACGAACATTGTAACCCTAATTTATTTGACATTTTTATCGCCGACACTGGGTCAACTGATGAAAATAAAGAAAAACTTAAATCATTTATTTCTGATTATAATAATATTAAATTAATTGAATATGATTATTATAATTTTGCAAAAATTAATAATGATGTGGTTAAAAACCATCTAAATAACACTCACGAATATTTGTTATTTTGTAATAATGATATTAAATTATTAAACAACGTTATTTATGGTATGTTAAAAATATTCAAAACAACTCCAAAAGTTGGTACTGTCGGTTGTCGTCTACATTATTTAGATAATACCGTACAACATGATGGTATGGTAATTTATATTCATAACAATATAATACAATTAACACATTCGGGATTAAAAGGATATTATACTTATACACCATCAATAAAAAAAGTATTGGGGTCTACTGCAGCTCTATTAATGATTAATAAAACCATATTTGAAAAGTGTGGTTATTTTAACGAAAATTATCAAACTTGTTTAGAGGATGCGGAATTAAACATCAAATGTCTTTCATTAGGTCTAAATAATTATTATGACGGTAATTTAGTTGCTTATCACTATGAGAGTCAAACCAGAGGAGATAATGATGATAATTACCGTCAAGATTACATTAACACTTTTTATCCTTTTATGATTAAAAACGAAAACAATATTAAACCTTTTATATTTAAATTAAACTAATGGCACAAGGAATTTACCAAATAACAGAAAATTTTGAAACTAAACTATCCGAATATACAGGTGCGAAGTACGTTGTAACAGTGGATAATCAAAGTAACGCATTATTCTTATCACTAATGTATGAGAATATTAAAGGTATGGAAATTGAGATTCCATCCAGAACATACCCATCGGTACCATGTGAGATTATTCATGCGGGAGGTAAGGTTAAATTTACCCCTGTTGAGGGTAAAACTATAAAAGGTGCGTACCAGTTGTCCCCAACAAAAGTTTGGGATTCGGCACTTAGGTTTACTAGTAATATGTACATACCTAACACTCATATGTGTATCTCATTCACAGGACCATACAAACACTTTAAACTGTCTAAGGGTGGTGCAATTTTAACAGACGACTATGATGCGTATCTTTGGTTCAAACGAGCAAGATATAGTGGGAGAAGAGAATGTTCATACCATGACGACCATTTTGATATGTTAGGTTGGAATTTTTATATGATGCCCGAATTAGCCGCGAGAGGTTATTTATTAATGAATCAGTTCTATAATATGGATGGGACTCCAAAACATAATGAGGATTTAGAATTACCTTATCCAGATTTATCAAATTTTAAAATATATCAACAATGAAAAATTACAAATTTACAGAAGAATGGTTTACCAACGATGGGTTATCCGTATTAAATAATTTAGACCCAACAAAAGAAATTCATATCCTTGAGATAGGTTGTTTTGAGGGTAAATCCACTATTTGGTTTTTAGATAATATTTTACAAAACGACAAATCAACGATAACTTGTGTCGACCCATGGACTAATTTTAGTCAAGATAATAATAGTTTAAATTCTTACTTTAAAGATAACGCTGAATGGTTATTAAGTGAAAGAAAAACTAAAGAAATGTTTTTACATAATATTAATGAAAGTACAAACGCCAATAAGGTAATCGTTAGGGAAGGTCTTTCAAATAAAGTCTTACCATTTTTAATTACTGAAGGAAAAATGTACGATATAATTTTTATTGACGGTAATCATACCGCACCATATGTTATGATGGATGCGATTATGTCATGGGAATTATTAAATGATAATGGTATTATTATTTTTGACGATTACTTATGGGAAATGAGTCGGCCAACAAACTTAAGACCGAAAGAATCTGTAGACTATTTTATGTTAACCTTTTCTGACTATATTACCGAATTACATTCAAATTACCGTAAAATAATTAAAAAAATAAAATAAAAAAATCGAGAATAGGTACAGGTGAGTTTGGAAGGAAAGTGAGTAATAATCTTTCTTTACTGTCTATAAAAATTAATTAAAATAACTATGTTTTATACTAAAGAAGAATTAAAATTAATTGGATTTAAATCAATTGGGGAAAATGTTTTGATTTCAAACAAATGTTCAATTTACAATCCACGGAACATATCGATAGGTAACAATGTTAGAATTGATGATTTTTGTGTGATTAGCGCTGGTGAAGGTGGAATTAAAATAGGTAACTATGTTCACATTGCCGTTTTTTGTAGTTTAATCGGGAACGGTAAAATAACACTTGACGATTTTTCAGGATTATCATCAAGAGTATCAATATACAGTTCAACTGATGATTATAGTGGTAATTTTTTAACAAATCCAACAGTAAGTAAAGAATACACTAATGTTATATCAGGTGATGTTAGGTTAGGTAAACACGTTATTGTTGGTGCGGGGAGTGTGATATTACCAAATGTTAATATTGATGACCATAGTTCTGTTGGTTCGTTATCATTAGTGACTAAAGATGTTGAAAAGTCTAAAATTGTTGTTGGTATACCATCTAAGGTCATAAAAAATAGAGAAAATAATTTATACAGTTTAGAATGCGAGTTTCTGAAAAAATAACTATAACAGATAAAATGGTGAGGGATTTTTCCGAACTGTCTGGAGATAAAAATCCAATCCACTTAGATGATGAGTATTCCAAAAATAGTATATTTGGAAAAAGAATTGCACATGGAATGTTATTATCTTCCTTTTTTTCTAAGATAATTGCAACCTATTACCCTGGTGAAGGTTCAATATATTTAAAACAAGATTTAAATTTTAAAAACCCTTGTTACATTAATGATGAGATTGAAATTGTGATTGAGTTAGACAAAAAAGAAAATAATAAGTATTTTTTAAAAACAAAAATAATAAGAGACGATGTAGAAATTATTGATGGTAATGCGATAGTTTTAAAAAAATAAAGTAAAAACTAAATAATCATGAAACTATCAATTATAATATCAACATACCAAAGAACAGATAACTCAACACCTTTTTACTTAAAAAGAGCGTTAGATTGTGTTTTTAATCAAACTCATGAAGATTTTAAAGTTTACGTTATTGGAGACAAGTACGAAGATAATGAAGAGTTTATTAACATATGTAAAAGTTACGATAAAGATAAACTCTATTTTGAAAACCTCCCGTTTGCTAAAGAAAGGGACCGTTATGGTAAAGGGTATGCTCTTTGGTCTTACGGTGGTGTTAACGCGGTTAACTACGGAATTGATAAATCATTAGACGATGGAAACTATTATATTTGTCATTTGGACCATGACGACGTATGGGAACCAAATCATTTAGAAGTAATTAATAAATGTCTATTAAATACAAACGCCGATTGGGTTTGTACTAAGTCAACTTACTTGTCACCAGAAAAAACTATGCCAAAAATAATTGGTATCGAAAATCATTATATTAATTTTCTACCAAGTTATGCGACATTAATCCATTCTTCAGTATGTATGAATTTTAATACAATACCATTTAAATATCGTGATTTATTTGATGAAACAGGGGTTGTTGGGTTACCCTCTGATGGTGAATTATGGAATAGATGTAGAGAACATATATTAAAAAATAACTTAAAAAGTTATTTAATTAACTCAATAACCTGTCACCATGATGAAGAAGGATTTGAAAGAAATTGATTTACATAAACAGTAACTAAAGTATATTTTAAAAAACAATTAACATTTAAGTTTTTAACATGACAGAAAGAAAAAAAAGAAGTACAGTACCACCAAAACCAGTTGATGAGTACAAACCAAGACTAACAAAAAAAGAATTAATATCACAAATCATAAAGAAAAAATCTAAAGAGAAGTTTCTTTCGGAAAGTCAAAGAAAGTATTATGACATTTTAACTAATAGTCAAATTACCATTTGTTCAGGACCTGCAGGTGTTGGTAAAAGTTACATAGCGATGAAAGCGGCGGTAGATTTACTCGCAGACCCTACAACACCTTATGAAAAAATCATTATTGTAAGACCCGCAGTTGAGGCCGAAGAAAAATTAGGTTCACTCCCTGGTAATGTTGAAGAGAAATTAGACCCTTACATTTTCCCATCGTATTATTTATTAAATAAGATTATTGGTAAAGAAGCGAGAGAAAAATTAAAAGAGATTGAAGCTATCGAAGTTTTTGCATTGGCCTACATGAGAGGTATGAACATCGACAATTCAATTCTACTATTCGAGGAGGCTCAGAACTCAACACCAAGTCAAATGAAATTATTATTAACAAGGATTGGGTTTAATTCTAAATTCTTCCTTTCAGGTGACTTAGAACAATTTGACCGACATAAAGATAAAACTCAGACAGGGTTGTGGGACGCACTACAAAAGTTTCAAAATATGGATGATATTGGAACATTCGAATTCAAACCTGAAGATGTGGTTAGAAACCCATTAATTAGTAAAATCCTAAAAAGATACGAAAACTAAAATAATTACGAACCCAATAAGTATAAATTCAATTTAATTTACTTATTGGGTTTTTTACATATTTTTTTACGTATATGAGAATAGGTATAGAAATTAATGGTGTTCTACGAAACACTTTAGACAAAATAGAACAAACTTATCAAAAATTCATGATTGATAAGACTGACGGTATTGAGGAAGAAAACACCTTCAATTACGAGATAACAACACCTGTTGATAGTCTTGATTTAAAAAAACATTTTAGTTTTGAAAATGATGAGGAGTTATACTCATTCTTGTATGAAGAATTTCCTATGGAAATTTTTGGACATGCTCAATCAGCAGAATACTCAACATTTAACGATTTAAATGAAATCTACTTAAAATTAAGAAATGAACATGATTTAATTATTATTTCTGACGAAATTAATAAATCAAAACCCGCTTCATTATTTTTCTTATCTAAATTTGGATGCGAATTTGAAAAGGTAAAATTCTATAGTAATTTAACAATTAACTCTATGTGGGATGAAATTGATGTTTTACTTACCGCAAATCCCGCACTATTATTAGACCATCCATCAGATAAAACATTAATTAAATATGAAACAATTTATAACAATAATGTTGAATCGGAATACACAATAAACACAATCAAAGAATTGGAAGATAAATTAAAAATTATTTTATAATGTTAAAAATATTAGGAGAACATTACTATTTGGATTTAGATAAGATTGACGAATATATCCAAATAAAACAAGAGCCGTCATCTTCTTCGGGTGAAACCGATAGTACACAAATTAATATCGTAAAATACGAAACGATTAAACTCATGTTAGATGTTATTATGGATGATGGAGATGAAGTCGACGAAACTTTAGCAGGTAAAGGGTCAGAGATTACAATTCCATTTAAATTAGCCTTTAACACACTTTTAAATAAAAAATTACTAAATAAATACTAATACAATGAATAAAGAACAAATTTCAAAATTAGAACAGTCAGTTCAAAACATGAAAGATAAGAAATCAAGAATCTATCTTTTAGTTCAGGATACTAAGGGTAATGCCAAAGCATCAATCGCCTACATTTATAATTTAGGAATGGCATTATTAAACGAAGGATATAACCCAATCATTTTACATGAGAAACCTGATTATACAGGAGTATCAGGATGGTTAGGTGAATCATACATGACATCATTACCTCATAAATCTATCGAAGGTCAAAACTTAGAGGTTTCACCTGAAGATTTTATTGTTATCCCTGAATTATACGGATTTGTAATGAGTCAAATCGCTAAATTACCTTGTGGTAAAATTGTGTTATGTCAAGCTTATGACCACGTATTGGAAACATTACAACCAGGTCAATCTTGGTCACAATTAGGGTTTTACAAATGTATTACTACATCAGAAACCCAAATGGAGTTTTTAGAAAACTTAATGAAAGGTATTTCTTATGATGTTTTAAAACCATTCATTTCGGAATCATTCACCAAACAAACATTACCACCAAAACCAATTGTTGCAGTCCATTCAAGAGACCAAAGAGATTCGGTTAATTTAATTAAATCTTTCTACATAAAATTCCCTCAATATAGATGGGTCACTTTTAGAGATATGAGAGGTTTATCCGAAGAAGAATTTTCTAAATCATTAAAAGAAAGTTTCTTATCTGTATGGATTGATGAAACAAGTGCTTATGGTACATTCCCATTAGAATCAATGACTTGCGGGGTACCTGTTTTAGGTTTAACACCAAACTTACTACCATCTTGGATGTCAGAGGATAATGGTATATGGATTAACAATAAAAATCAAATGGTTGATTTTGTTGCTGACTTCTTACAAAATTGGTTGGAGGACAATGTTAACCCTAATTTATATGAGGAAATGATTAAAACAGTTGAGAATTTACCAACAAAAAAAGAATTCAATGAGGTTTCGGTAAAATTATTTACTGATTATATTAACACAAGATTTGCCTCATTTCAAGAACAATTAACTAAACTAGAAACTATCGAAGAGTAATATGGAAAACACACAAAAATTTGACGTATCGGTTATTTTACCAATTAAGTCAGGAAAAGCAAACGGATTTACTGAATATTTTGAAAAATGTATTGAGTCATTAAAAAATCAAAAAGTTGGTATCAATGAATTAATTATAGTTCACACTAACGAAACACATATTGTAGATTACTTAAATCAATTTGATTTTGGTACTTTAAATGTAGTTAAAGTTGCGTGGACAAAAGACGCTAACTACGCATCACAAATAAATCATGGTGTGAGGTCGGCAAAATCTAAATGGGTTTCTCTATTTGAGTTTGACGATGAGTATTCAAGTATTTGGTTTAAAAACGTTGAGGTCTACGCTAACTCATATCCTGATGTTGACGCATTCTTACCTATCGTTGTTGATACAGACCAAACAGGTAAATTTGCAGGATTTACAAATGAGGCAACATTCGCAGCAAACTTCACACCAGAAATGGGTATTTTAACTCATGAAACTTTATTAGAATATCAGAATTTTCAAACTTCAGGTATGGTTATTAAAACATCATCTTTTATTGATTTTGGTTTAATTAAACCATCATTCAAATTAACATTTGGATATGAATTTTTCTTAAGAATGACACATAACTCAGTTAAGATTATGTCAATACCTAAGATTGGGTATAAACATGTTAACTTGAGAGACGGGTCTATTTTTTGGAATTATAAAAATGGTGACGATAGATTAACGGAAGGTGAAGTAAGATTTTGGATTGACTCGGCCAAAAAAGAATACTTTTTTATTAACGACAGGGCCATAAAGTATGAACCCCAAACAGTTTAATGACAGAAATTATTAATTTAACAGGAAACACCAATGTTGAGTTAAAAAAGAAAGGTAGAAAACCAACACAATTAAATTATTTTGATGTTCCCGAAGAGCAGGCCGTTGTTAGATTTTTAGAATCAACCTCCTACGAAGAACGAAATAAAATTTATAATGATTTTTTAAAAAAACCTTTAGATAAGATGATATCTTCGATAATTCGAAGATACAAATTATATAGAAAAGACATGGACTTTACGGAGATACATGTAGACACTCACTCATTCTTAATGACAAAAATTGAAAAGTTTAAACCCTCTAGAGAGAAAAAAGCTTATTCATATTTTGGTACAATCTGTAAGAATTATCTTATGGGTCAAATTATTAAGGACCAAAAAGAAACTAACCGAAAAATATCATATGAAGATATCTCAACGAGTATAGAAAATAACCCTAACTTTTCTTACAGTATAGAAAAAGAAGGTATTGATTCAGAAAAAGTAATTAAAAACTTTTTACTTGAGTTAGATAATTTGCTAGAAAATGAGAGTTTATCGGAAAACGAAATCAAACTAGGTCATGCGTTACATGACCTTTTTGAGAATTATGAATCTATTTTTATCGGTAACGATAATAATAAATTTAATAAAAATATTATACTACTCTCATTAAGGGAAATGACTAATTTGTCAACCAAAGAAATTAGGGGGTCAATGAAGAAATACAAAACAATGTATTATACTTTAGTGGAGAATATGGTTAAATAAAATTTTATAGTTAATATTTATTGTAATGGGAAGACCACAAAAAAAAGAAATTAATTTAACTAAAGAGTCGATGTTATCTTTGATGCAAGAAATCTATAATGAACTTGTTGAACAAAGAAACACTGCGATTAGAATACAAAATAAAATGTTGACAATGATGAAAGAACCTGAAGATATGACTCTAATAGGTCCTGTTATTGAAAAGCAACAAAAAATCATTAACGATTGTGTTGAAAAGAAATTAACATTATCTAAACTGCAATCTACTATGTGGGAAAAATCTAATACCGCAGGAAGTGGTAGTTTCTCAATTACTGATTTAGGTGTGGATGATGATTTATTAGAAAATTTAATACTAAAAGACGCGTCTAAACCTGACGGGTCTTACAAAATGAAAAACTAACTAAAATGGCATCATTAGATTTAGGTCTTGATTATAAAGACGCACAAAAAAAGATTGCGGCGACCACCACATATAAGGATTTAAAAACTCAATATGATGACACTTCTAAAAAAGCTGGAGAGTCTTTTGATACTGCCAAACAAAACGTTACTGAGTCTATAGATAAAGTCAAAGAACAGACTAAAAGATTTCAAAGGGAAATCAAAAATCAATTTGAACAATTACTAGATATTAATAATCTTACTGGTGGTAAGGGAGGTAGTTCAATTAGTTACGTTAAAAAAACATTAATTAGGGTTATTAAGAATATTGAACCTAAAATTATTGAGCTTCTTATGGAAGAAGCAATAAATGCGGTTGGTTGTGACCAACAACAAACATATGCGGCTCAGGTGGTGTATGTTAAAGTAAGTTCAATAGACTTGATTAACCTATTAAAAAAAGACCCGTCAAGTAAAGAAGGTAAAGTCTTATACGAAAGAAATCCTGTTAACGTACAACTTTATCCATTCTCAATGAACAAAGAGTTGTATCAAAGAATTCAAAGTGGTCAACCTTACTCAACTGACAACGGTCAACAATATATTGGTCAATCAGGACAAGCGTTATTTGATATTCAATACGTTGACACAAATAACTTAGGAGAAACTGGTCCGTGGTTTAAGGTAACTCTACCTAATAGAGCAAACAATATTAATAAAGTTGGTACTTTTTTAGCCGATTATTATAGAACAACTAAAGTTGTTGAGTTCACAAATATTATGGCAAATATTATGGAGTCATTAAGTGGAGCCATATCTATTAGTGCAAATGTTGGAGTAGCTCAAGCCGAAGACACTAATAAACTTATGTTAATCATCCAAAGGGTTTTAGGTTTATGTTTTGATAATAAAAAAGAAATCGATGTTAGTGGTATTGCAAAATTAGCCGAACTCGATGATATTGATGAGTCGTTTTTTGAATTCACAGATATTGATTTACGTAATATTGACCAAAGAGTAACTAACATTAAAAATGGTGTGATTGAATTTGAGGATTGTGGTAATGTTAAATTACCCGTTAATTATGATGACATTCTAAATGATTTAGGTACATTAAATTTTATTGAGGATAAGGATTTAGTCGATGCTGCTGACGCATTAACTCAAACATTAATTAACAATCCTGAATGGCAAGGTTTTGCTATTGAGGGGAATATTAAAGCCACGGTAGATTTAAACTTCCTTAAATTAATCGTTCAAGGAATTGCCGCGTCGTTACTATCTCCAAAAGTATTATTACCAATATTTGTAATGTTAAAATCATTAGGTCAAACATTTGTTGATGGTGTTAACTCATTCGTCGCTTTCATGAAAACATTTAAAAAGTTTTTTATAAACTTAATGTCAAAAATAGGAGCTTTATTTGTTAAGGAACTTTTTGAAATAATTAAAAAAGATATTTTAAATTTAATCCAATCAGTAATTCAAGATGTTGCTAGAGAAAAAATGGATAAAAGAATTATTATGATTTTAAAGTTAATCCAACTTATAATTGTTGTGGCTCAGTTTATATCGGATTGGCGTAAATGTAAGAGTGTTATTGATGAAATTCTATCATTGTTAAAGATTGCGACTTCTGGATGGGGTGGTGAAATACCATTACCTCTATTATTTGCATCTCAATTTATGGATGGATATTCTGAATCTCGTGCGTTTATTGGAGCTATTGAGGAAATGCAAAAACTTGGTATCCCAACAGGTACAATGCCAGATGGAAGTCCTAATTTAGATGTTCTAAAAATGTTAGGGCAAATGAAATCTATGTCATCGGAAGAGGCTGAAAATGGTAAGGTACAAATTGCAATACCACCATTAACAATGACACCAGCAGGTCTGACAGTTCCTTCGAGTGCTTTCGGTAAAAAAATGTAATTATGACAAAAAAAGAACAATCGGAAAAAGCCGTAAAAATAATAAAAGACTACAAATCACACTCAAATAAAGATTTGACTTTTGTTATGGATTTTATTCAGGAAGATTTTAAATTTACCAAAGATGCGGTCATTAAAATGACCGAACATTTAGATAAATTAGAATTAACTTACAATACTATTCTTAAAGAATATCAAAACAGAACTATTAAATAATGAAAATAGACCAATCTAATAAGTATCAAATTATATTTCCTGGTATCGTTTACGATAACCAAGACCCGATGATGTTAGGTAGACTTAGAGTAATACCTGAAACACAAACATATAGTGATATTTTAGCTTCAGTTCCTGATTGGAATGAGGAAATAGATAAATGGACTTCTAAAGACCCGTTAATTTTTTTACCATTACTACCTTTTTATTTTAGCCAAGTACCGAAAAAAGACGAGTACGTACATATTATATATCAAAATAAAAAATTTAATTTCCAAAGTCAATTTTATATTCAAGGACCGTTTTCGTCACCAATGACAACACCTTTTGAGTATTATCAAGGCGCTAAGAAATTTTTAGCTGCGGGAGATAGAATTAAACAAGGTATTTCGATTAAAAATAGTGATGGGCAATATCGTAACAAAGATAGTTATGGTGTATTTCCCGAACCTGGTGATAACGCATTGTTAGGACGTGGTTCCGCCGATGTAGTTGTTAAAGAAAATGAGGTTTTAATTAGAGCGGGTAAAACAAAAGTATTAAGTACAACACAATTACCTGTTGGAAATGCGATGAGGTCATTCTTACAACTTTCAAATTTTACCCAACAAAAAGTTTTATTACCCCAAGAAAGTCAAGCTAGATTAGTTGAAAATGTAAAGGTAGTTAAAAAAATAATAATCTGGGATATTGAAAATTTAGAAAACACTCAAAATGTTTTTAATGGGTCTGTTGGATTATACAATGTAATACCAAGTCAGAAAGTTAACAGTAAAAATTTTAAGTCCGACACTATCCTTAACTTAAGTGTTGGTACCGATTATAGTGGCCCTATTGAGGAAGTAAAATTTACCGCCAAAAGTTTTAACGAATCATTAACTTTAATTAATAAATTTAGTGATGGAGTTTTTAAAAAATTTATTGATTTACCTAATTATGTTGTTAACAACCAATTACGTAATATACCTCAAGACCAAATATTTCCATTTGTTGTTACCCCATCAAAATTAACTTATGAAAAAGGTGTTAAATTCTCACCATCACAAGTTGTAAATGATGTTGCGGAACTAACTAATTATGTTAATTTTTATAGTAAAATTAAATTAAATATGGGGTTAGTTAATAGTGGGTGGTTTTTAGTTTGGGAAAACAAAAATGGAACTGCACTTATTGGACCTCAAGGGGATATTAAAACTGAAACAGTTACTCCATCCGAGTTTGTACCTTCAGATGTCACTTATGGTGTCTTAGGAGCTCAAAAAATTTATTTACTATCTCAAGACTCTACAGGACCTAAAGGTAAGATTAGTTTAAGTCAAACTTTATATGGTATACCACAAGATAAATTTATTGGTGACGAAAGTAGTATTTTTAATAAGACATACCCAACAACAAGAGGTGATGAGTTAATGAAACTACTTAGAAAAATATTTTCATTTGTTACTGGTCACGTACATCCTGTGGCTACGGCACCACCTATTCCTGTTGCCGCAGGTAACGGACAAACCTCCGCAGAAATTAATGCAATTCTTGCTGACGCAGAAAATACCATCCTAAATCAAAATATCCGAATTAATTGATATTTATAAGTAAAACACTTAAATGTCAATTAATAACTCCTACTTTAGTAAGAACAATACTATCATATCCAACAGTTTCACCAATACTGGTAGAAACCCAGTTACGGAATTGTTTTATGGTTCTACCGCAGTGTCTCAATATCCTAGTGGGTATAGTAGATTCATATTCGATTTAGACCTTTCATTACTATTTCAGAAGATAAATGACGGTACAATTTCTACAACTTGTAACGACACAATTGTTCACACTTTAAGAATGGTGAATACCTCAACCTTTGATATTGAGTTATTAAACACCTCAACATCTCAAGGTAGAAAAAGAGCCACGTCATTTGATTTAATTTTATTCAGAATCCCATACATTAATAACAACCCACTAAACCCACAGATTTGGGATGAAGGTGTTGGTTATGATTTTGCTGATTTAGTTTATGAATATAGTGATACGGACAAATCTTTTTCTGATAGACCCTCGAATTGGTTTCAAACAACGACAATTGGTGTTTGGACTGAGCCTGGTGTCTACAATAACTTAAACAGTGGGGTTGTTCCTTTTAGCTCATTAACTATCGTTGACACACAACATTTTGAATTTGGTAATGAGAACGTTAGTTTTGACATGACTAGTGAAATTAATTCAATTATTGATGGTTCATTAACTAATGTCACAGGATGGGGAATTGCTTACAAACCTCAGGTCGAAAACTTATCAGGTCTTACTGATACCTATGAAACTCAATTTTTTACAAGACATACTCAAACATTTTACGAACCATTTTTAGAAACAAACTATAATGACCTTATTGAAGATGATAGAAACTTATTTTCTTTAGGTAGAACAAACAAACTTTATTTGTACTTGTTTGATAACGGTAACCCAATCAATTTAGACAATAATCCAAGTGTTACTATTATGGATTCATCGGGAAATGACATTCCTGGATTAACAGGGTTAACCGCTTGTCAAAGAACTAAAGGTGTTTATGAAATTGTTATACCACCAATAATTGGTTATAAAACACCATGTATGTTTACTGATAAATGGTACAACTTAAATTACAATGGTTTCCCATTACCCCAATCGTTTAATGAGTTTACAATACAACCATTAAAAAATTCAATTCAGATTGGTACTAATTCAGTCGACCCTAAATTATATGGGTTTGACTTTTATGGTATTAAACAAGATGAAAAAATATACAATACTGATATTAGAAAAGTTGGTGTTGTCATTAAACAAGCTTACACAACTCAAAAACTTTTACAAAATGTTGACGCTCACTACAGAGTATATGTTAGAGAAGGCCAGACTGAGGTTGAGGTTCAAGGTTGGACCAAAATCAACAGGACGCCAAACGAATATTATTTTATGTTTGACACTAGGGATAAAATACCTAACGAGTATTATATAGATATTAAGGTGGATAGTAGTGGAGAGATAAATACATACAAACGACAAGTTAAATTTCAAATCGTTAATATGAAGTATTTAGATTAATAAGATATTTATAATAAAAACAAAATGTTAAATAATATAAAATTATTAAATTTTACATTATAACCTATAAAAATTAAAAAAAAAATAACACAAAAGATATGGCAAATTATATTATAAATGAATGTTTAACTAATGATGTATACATTCTTTCTGCAGCAACGTTAACTTTGGGGGCCACAGTAGAGTTCGATATTAGCGAGGCTCGATTTTGTGGTACTGTTGGGGCAGTAACAGAAAGCGCGGAAACTCTAAATATATCCTTTGTTCAATTACACGACGATTGTTGTACGTGTTTAAGTGGTCTTACAGAGTCTTTAAATTTTAAATTTATAGGATGTAATGACTTAGAAGTGTTTAATATTGAAGCAACTAATTTTTGTCGTGAATATGGTACTCCTACAACAGGTATTACTTATGAAATACAATTTGGTTCTGAAACACCATTTTGTGCTACTTTTGATGAGTTATCACTAACGGGTGAAACAAATTATCATTACAGTTCAGGGCCATTTTTAGATTGTGAAGATTGTAAAAATCTACCACCATTATCGTCTAACACTGAAACCACCATATGCCAGGAAATATGCGACAATTCGGTAATTACAATAATTCCTCCACATCCAACCTATACAAATAGTGCTGGTAGAGAAGTTGTTCAAATGAACGCGGTTCTTATTGGTGGTAACGGATTAAACGGGTAATTAGTAAGACTAATAATAAAAAATACAAGAAATAACCTTAATTATTTTAAGGTTATTTTTTTTTGTCAATATTTTTACTATCTTTGTACTTAAGATAATGTAATCAACATACAACAAAAAAATGAAAATATATTTAAAGAGGGTTCTAAAGAGATGGTACACTAAATTTACTCTTTGGCACAAGTATCGATTTTTCACAGAAAAAAGTCGACTATCGGAAAATGAAAAGATTTGTACCGCAATTTGTCGTAGACTTATTAATCATCCTGATTCTAAATTTTTAATTGCTCCACTATCAGGTAAGAAATATATCAAGAATGTTACGTTAGGTTTATTTATCCTTATGGACGATAGAAAAATTAGTATTACCAATCACGTATACCATTATGATATAGTTTTGTCTCAGAGAGATTGGGAAAAATTAAATGTTTTGTATGATAACAAAACAGAGATTATGAGACAAGGGTACGAAGATGAAATAAAATCACAAATAGTTCATTCTTTATCATCAATATTAGAAAAAATTGCTTAACTTTGTAATATGAAAAAATTAATCACACTCATCGTTTTAGTCTTAACCACATGTGTTGGTTTCGCTCAGGTTGAATCCTCTATTAAGAAGGCGGGGAACTTCTATGAGTTAAGTGATTTATGGGTTAAAGATTCCGTATCCGTTAAGTTGTTACTTAACACATACAAGATTGATATCACTAATCTTGATTCAGTTAGATTTTTCAAGGACTTCAAACTTAATCAAACGTTACATAATGAATTCACATACGATTCATACGTATATATCCAAGATAAGAAAACAGGGGTTGTCACATTAGATAGTATTCCACATACTAATACTCATCCTAAGTTAGGTAAGTATGTTTTAATCTACTGCTTTGATGACTACACTGATAAGAAAATTATCAACATCAAAGTGTTCTAAATAAAAAAGAGGTCTAATGACCTCTTTTTTTTATTCTGTATAATCTTTAATTTTAATTACAAACCTTCTATTAGGTTGTGTTTGGTCAGTAGTAGTTGATTTTTCTTTTGTCCATCCTGGCCCGAACTCAGTCGTTTCACCTTTACCAATAGGGGTCATAACAATACCCGTTTTCTCTTTAATCATATTAGCGATTGTATTTGCTCTTTGTTGTGATAAACATTGATTATACTCACCAATAGTTTTAGATGATTGACATGCAGGTAATTTACCAATTATTCTATCGTTAGGGTCTTTATCTCTTGATGAATATCCGATAATTAATGGGACGTTTTGTAATAAGAATTTACCATACTTAGGATATGTTTTCAAGTAACCATTTAAATTAGAAATAAATTTATCAATCTTATCTTGAGCTTCAGGTTTTAATTCTGTTTTGTCAAATACGAACGGTTCTGTAATATCCAAACTAATATTAGTCGGTGTTGGTGTTGTTTTTTTTGATGACCCACCAATTGTAACTTCAGTACCAGGTCTTGCGCCAGGATATAACATCACATAATACCCTTTTCCACCCTTCTTATAATACATCATAGGTGAAATGGTAGTATCTTTAGATTCGGTCATTCCGATTGATTTTAAGACACTTATGTCCTCTGCAACAATATTACCCGTGTAAACAACTGGTTTACCGATTGAGGCCTTATTAGGAACACCTTCAGGTGCCACGGCAATAAATTTGTATCTTACATTATTATATTGTCCAGGTTGTATATCAGAACGAACTATATCATTCCAATAAAACTCTGTGAATTCGATATTTGTTCTATAGTCCTCGTCAAGTACTTCACCTGTTTTAACATCTACTTTGAAGTCGTATAACTCCCCGTTTAATGCGTAGTCTGGTTTTACTTCACCTGTTGATTTATTAAATAATACCGTGTATAATTTTCCATCAATAATTTTAAATCCTAAACCTGTTGCACCTAACTTATAATAAGTTTTTTCATCATCTTGTTCAGATAAAATTCTTTTTACCATTCGAATAATATCACCTTCGTTAAGTTTAATTACTTTCTTTTCACCAACAACTACAGTGTCTTTTTTTATTTCAATCCACTCTTTTAGAGTTGTGATTGGTACAATACTTTTTTTACCTCCAGGTGTTTGGTTTATATTATTACCTTCATCATCACCAGATGTTAAAGTAGGGTGATTCTTAATATAATTGGAGATGTTTTTTGCTTTATTTTCCATCTTTTTAATTTTCTTTTTAGGGGTACTCATTTTACCGTCATAACTGTCGTATCCCAACTCAGTATTGACATACTTTGATACGGGTGTTATAAATGGTTGTAACGACTCTTTACTAAATTCTCTAACACCAGGTTGTAAAGGAGAAACATAGGACCCTCTACCCCCATTACTGTCAGAAGTTGCCTCGAGTAATACTTTCTTTATTAATTGATTTAGCATAGATATTTTAGTATACTTATAAATATATCAAAAAAAGATATTTTCACAATGGAAGAACAACAATTATTTGGAAAACTATTCGACACAATACCTCTACTAACTGAGGACCATTTAGACGTGCTACTACAATCTATGGATAAAGACAATGCTTCATACCTATTAATACAAGCGGTTAAGAAGGCATACCACGAGGGGGTTTATTCTTTAGGTGAGGCAGAGGTTGTATCAAGAGCAATTAGAGTTATGTCAAAACAGGAAATTAAAAATGAAACAGAAGATTAAATTAGCGTTAATCGCTCACGACGGTAAGAAGGCCGATATGGTATCATTCGTAATGAAACGACTACCTTTCTTCACTTCAGATAATGTTGAAGTAGTTGCCACAGGTACAACAGGAAAACATTTAAAACATGCTGGATTAACTAAGGTTGAGACGATGTTAAGTGGTCCTATGGGTGGTGACGCTCAGATTGCGTCAATGATTGTAAACAAAGAAGTCGATATAGTTATATTCTTTATCGACCCCTTAGAAGTTCATCCACATCAAGTAGATGTTAGTATGTTATTAAGAATTTGTAATGTCCATGACATTGCAATCGCTACGAATTATTCTACCGCTAGTAGATTAATCAGTCCCTTAGAAGATTAAACCGTTAAGCTATCAACAGGTTCATCTGTTGCTGACGCAACTGTAGTTCCAGCGGGTGTTTGTACTCCTGCGGGTGTTTGTACTCCTGCAGGTGTTTGTACTCCTGCGGGTGTTTGAGTTCCCGAACTTTTACTCAAATCAATACCCGTACAAGCATTAATTGCGTTCATAGTATTAGTACCGTATATACCATCCTCAACTAATTTTTTAGATATCTTAGTACATTTATCGTTAATTTTAACTTGTACATCTAAAACTTTTTGTTTACATCTTGTAGGATTTTTAGTTGTTGTACAATCTACTTTTCTATCTTGGGATGCAGGAGCTGCGGTTGCAGGAGCTGCGGTTGCAGGAGTTGCGGTTGCAGGAGCTGCAGTTACAGGAGCTGGTGTTTGTTCCATTAATCTATTTTTATACGTGTTATGTAAATTTAAAATAGACTCTTTTTCAGATTCAGTTATTTTTATAATTTTCTTCATTTTAATAATTAATAATTTAAAGTTTAGTCAATACCATATCTAAATCTGTATCTGAAGGTATTGTTGGTTGTTTAACTTTTGTCTTAGTATTTGTCTTAGTATTAGACGATTCTTTACCACAAGAATAACTGGCCATAGTTCCGTCGACCAATTTTTTTCTACCATTCCCGTAATAAACCACCCCATCAATTATGTAAGCAATACTACCGTCACTCAATTTTGATGATTTCGCTTTTGGGTTACTTGGAATACAAGGAAATTTTTCAAATCCCTTTACGACACTTGATTCCTTTTGTGCCGCCAATTTTTTACCAAGGTCAACACTGTTTTCATATGCGTCTAATAATGGTAAAAAAACATATTGTTTCCATTCACCCTCAGAATCGATGTCCCCATCAATTGCTGCGAATAAACTTTCACCATGTCTTGTATTATATATGTTTGACATCGCACATAAATCAGGAATTGTTGTGATTTTTTGTAGATTACTTTTAATTGCATCCTCATCAGTACCCATACCATCAACCGCTGCGTTAATACCATCGGCAATACCATTTAATGTGGCTCTACTCAGTGTTGATTTACCAACTTCTTTTAAATTTCCACAAGCTTGTAAAATTTTTTCGGCACCTTTGTAAGAATAATTCCCACCATTAATTAATCCGTTAATTAATCCAATCGCTCCACCGATAATTGCTCCTGGAACTAAACCAACGGCTCCACCAATTGCAGCACCTGTTGCCATTGACGCCATTACACCATCTTCGGCTAACTCATTTTCAGATGACATCATAGTGTCGTCTTCTTTAAGATATTGTTTTTTAGTTGCTTCTTTATGAAGATTTAGAATTCTTTTAGATTCTTCTTCATTTAAAAAATATAATTTTTTCATACCTATTTCTGTTTAATATATAAATATCTGTTTTTTCGAAAAAAAAGTTGTGGATTCAGTATATTTACTTATCTTTGTAATGTGGTTGAGGGAAACGATTCAGATACAACTAAATCAATCATAATGGTTAGGACGAAAACCTCCTAATTTGAACGGGATAGAAACGATTTAGATACTAAGTCCCGTTCTTTTTTAAATCCAAATAACAAATTGGTCTTTACCAACTCTAAAAGATAAATCATACGATTCTCTAAAAACGGTAATTATAAGTAATTTCCAATAGGAGCCACCACCATGTTTTGGTACTATGACCATAGCGATTTCTTTTTCTTTTGATTTAATAACAAATGCTACATCATCTTTAATCTCTCCTGTGGTAATTCCTTCCGCAATTTCTCGTCTACAACTCTCAATTATATATTTTAATTCACCGTTAGATATTTCTCTATCATTATAATCAGGAATATCAGTTCTGTTTTTTCTTTCATATGCGTGGGTAGTTCTATCAATCTCAAAACCAAAGGCAATTTCTATTTTGGCCATAATATGCCCAATTTTCTTTTCTAATAATAAATGTTCTTTGATTAATCTACGTAATTCGCTCATATAATATAAATACTTGTAAAACAAAAAAAGGGACGATTACTCGTCCCTTTTCATATTATTTAAGATGTTGATTATCTCAATTCTCTTAAGTCGAATGTTCTAACTCCATCAACTGTGATACGTCCGTAGAAACGGTTGTTAACCATTTTCTTAGCGTAACGTGTCATAATACCTTTAATAGGTGTGAAGTTGAATGGGTTATACATTGTAGGTGTTAATTGTAATGGTACATACGGTGCGTAGATGTAACCTGTGTCTAACAATGACGTTCCTTTATGTCCTACTAACACTGTGTTAGCTGGGAAGTAAGGGTCACGGTAAACTTGGTAACGACCTGCTAATGTTCCAACTCTTTCAATACCCATGTTGTATTGGTCTTGCTCTGGAGACGCGTTAGATACGTGGAAGTACTCTAAATCATCAAAAATAGCCGAAATCTCAGAAGAAACTACAATCCAGTTAGCTCCACCTCTTAATGTAGATTTGTGGATTTGTGCTGACAATTGGTTAATTGCAGTAATTAATGTTTGATTCCAATCTTTTTGAGTATAAGATGTAGTTTGAGAAATTCTTCTCCATCCGTTGTAATCCCAACGTAAGTTCCATGCCGCACCTTTACGTAAATCTCTTAAGATTTCACGGTCGATTTCAGCAGCAACTTGTTCAGATAATAAAGCCGTTAATTCAGCTTCAGCATCGATGTTGTGGAATGCAGCAACGTCTTGAGCTAACTCAGGAGACCATTGTGCTCTTAATTTTCTTTCTGTAACAGATACAGTAACTGAATCTAAGTCGAAAGAAACCTCACCGATTTTATCTTCAAATTCTAATTGTTCGTAACGTCTGAACGCTGCGTAGAATGATGTTCCTGAAGACGCTTCAGTAATAGTAGTACCTGTGTAACCATCTAAAGATGTAGAATCACAATCAGCACATACTGGACAAGATAAATCAACTTCTAAGTAGATACATCCGTTAGCGTCACATACGGTTTTAAACGAACCACCGTTACCTGCAGGGTTATTACCTGATGCCGCTGGCCAATTAGTTTGAACTGTATTACCGTAAGAAACGATTCCTTTACCATATTGTTGAGTAACAACTCTGAACAATAATGCTCCTGTTGAAACTGTACATGGAGAACCTTCAGCAACTGTTAAACCAGCACCTGTAAAGATAACTAAATCAGATAAGAAAGATTCTGTATCCATTTCATTACCGTCAGGTCCGATTAATTTACCAGCTCCTGTATCAGCGAAACCACACATTTTAACAATAACTTTTCTTGTGTTACCTGAAGCAATTTCAATACCATTTGCTGGTGCACCATCATTAATAGTTGCATCAACTAATGACCCATTTGACCATGCTTGAATCAACGTACTTGCAGTGATTGCTGACCAACGACCTTTTGAATAATCGAATAAACCTGCTGGGTCTAAACCTGGTTCAGTTCCTTCGTAGAATAAGTCATAAAGGTTTTTAGCAACCGCTCCAGTTCCTGTGTAACCTGCATTTTGAGATGTTGGTCCGTTTGGTGCTCCTAGTGGTGCGTAGTGGTCTCCTGAAGATACATCACTCCATGGAGTGTTAGTACCACCTGAATACCCTTGAATTTTAGGTACAAAGAAGAATAATTTACCGATTGGTAAATTCATCGCTTGTACTGATACGATGTCATTCGCTAATAATTTAGAGAATACACGTCTTACGATAGGGAATACAACAGTTTCAAATGAACCTGAAGACCCGTCAGACGTTGCTTCGTTAATTAAGAAAGACGCTTGGTTCTCATATAACTGAGCTACGTTTTCTTTTAGGTGACCTTTAAGGCCTTCTAGGAATCCTAATTTATCCCATTTGTTGATAGTATCTTCTTTGATAACTTTAAGGTGTTTTAACCCGATGTTACCAACAAGACCTGATTCTAATAATGCTCCCATTTTTTTGGTTTTTATTAATTTTTTAGTTTATTTTATTTTAATTTTGACATTAAATCTTTCATTCTTAAGAACTGAGGATTTTCGTATGTTTTAGACTCAATCAAGTTAGCCGAAGAACCTGTTGATGGAGAACTTTGAATGGTTCTTTCCATTGATTCATTCATTGGTTGACTTGTCGTAGCCGAAAGGTCATCTTTTAATGTCTTATACAAGTTTTTAGATTCTTTAATAGTTTCAACACTATCAAAACGTCTTAAGATATTAATCTTCTCTTGTTTTGATGTCGAATGTTCTGTAAACAAACGTGTAGCATAAGCTAAGTTTGAATTAAACACTGCAACTTCGTTTAATTTATTTCTGAAAACGTTAAGTGCTTTTCTGTACTCTTCATTTTTTTCTCTAAGAACTTGTAATTCTTTGTTATCAACACTCTCTTTTTGGATTGCGGTATTAAATTTAGAGTGAGCTCTTGGTTTTGATAAACCACCCTTTCTAAAGTTAGAACCGTTTCCTAAAGTTCTTGATGCTTCTTTGGTTTCAACCTTTTTAACAGTTTTCATATCACCGTCAAGATTTTCACCGTCTTTGTATTCAAATTTCGCTTTACCAGTACCCATAGTTTTATTAACTGTTTTTTTCACAGTTTTGAAACCACCTTCTTGGTTAGGTTTGTTTGAGTATACTTTTTTCTTATTTGGATTTCCCATGCCAACACCCTTAGGTTTGATTGACATCTTTTTAGATTCCATAACAGGTTCTTCTTCCATATCCTCGTCTTCTTCTTCGTAAGATTCGTACATTTCTTCTTCTACTTCATCTTCTTCAGATAGACCCATATCTTCTTCACCTTCTTCTTCGTTGAATTCAATTTCATAAACAATTTCTTCACTGTCCATTCCTTCTTCTTCTCCGAACTCTAATTCATCTTTTTCAAAATCCATTTCTTCTAATTCGTCGTTATCTTTTTTAAATACTCTATCAATGATGCTATTGATGTCTTCGTCTTCATCGTCTTCCATACCAAAATCTGACATATCATCCATTTCAAACATTTCTTCAGAATCATCCATAAATTCTTCACCTTCACCAACAATCATATATTCTTTTTCAGAATCTTTAAGATTGATATTACCTGAATTATCTTTGGTAACCACGATATTATCTTCAGGTCCCATTAAACTAAATACACGTAAGATTTCATCTTCGTCGTCAACGTCGGTAAGGTCAATAGTTTCATCGTCATCCATAAAGTCATCCTCCATAGAATCTTCATCATCCATATCCATATCTAAATTATCAGTATCCATTTCCATTCCTTCGTCGTCAGACATATCGTCTTCCATTTCAGGCTCGTCCATTTCAACATCCGTTTCAATCTCGTCTTCTTGTTCAGTTAGAGATTCTTTTACTAGTTCTTTGATTTCTTCCTTCATAGTTGAAGCAAGTATTCCTTTTGCATTTTCCGCAACCGCTTCTTCCAAATTTTTCATTTGGATGATTGCTTCTTCCACTAAAGATTTTTCTTTCGCCATTTGTATGTTTTTAATTTACTATATAAATATCTCCCAATATCAAAAAAGTTTTAATTAAACTAATTTGATAATTGGTTTTTTATTTATTATAAATATTACCATTTTGATAAAAAACAAAAAAGGGGACAAATGTCCCCCTTTTATTATTATTGAAATGTAAAGATTTTATTCTATCACTTCATCTATTTTACTTTCAACAATTGCAGTTAGTCTCCAATCCTGTGTGTAGTTCTCAAAAACTTTCGTTACTTTGGCCTCAACATCAGTAGGGTTATAACCTTTTACTAATTTTTCTTCTCTTAATTTTTTAAGTTTTCCCGATTTTTCATCAATCATATCGGTTGTGATTTTTGCAATAAAATACTTTTCGTCCATGTTATAATTTTTTTTTAATATCCTAAATAATCGTTCAATTTTTTCATTAAGTCAAGTGATTTATTTCCACTTTCCCCAACTTGTCTTTCGACTTTCATTTTTTTCTCCTCTTCCAAGTTCTCCTCAAAGTTAAATCTATCTTCAGGATTTTGGAATAAATACGCTCCTGGTGTTGATGGTGAGGATACTAAGTCAAAACAGATTAATTCAAAATCTTCTTGGACCTCATTCTGTTCACCAACTTTTTTAAGGGAACCAACTCCTCTTGAAGAGATTCCTAACGTAACTCCTTGTCTTAGGTAATTAGCGGCTAAATCTCCTTTAGTTGATACAATACCTCTTTCGTGGAATCCTGGTGATGTAAGTAATTGTATCTTACCCATTAGTACAGGACCTTCCCACCATATTTCAGTTATTGCATGAGAAACTCTATCTAAATCAATTAATGACGATTCAGGGTGATTTAACTCTGAAAGAGCGGTGCCCTTTTCTATCATTTTTTTATAGTTTTCTGATTCTCTTTTTAAAATACGTTCAGGGTATATTCTACCATTTCTGTTTGGGGTATTATATTTCTGTAATACCGCATAAAATTCAAATGGTTTAGAGTGGTCTAACATATTACCTTTAGATTCTTTAATAACCTTAGCATTATGTGTATCTGTTGGTGATACGTAACCCGCATCGTATTCTATTAATATACCTTTACCTATTTCAGTTGGTTGTAAAATTCTTAAATTCATCTCAAATGTTTTATTATAAATATTAAACATTCTCTAATTGTAGCGTATCATCGTTTGTTTTGATTTTTTTAGTTAGATAAAAGTTGAAGTAATCGTTACCGATAAAGTTTTCGTAAAAAATTCTATTAGTAATATCTTTAAGTGAATCTTTAATTTCTTTTGATTTAAAGTCATGTCCTTCATGATTTAAAAAGAAATTAATCTCTAAGTTCATAAAAGATTTTTTACCTTGATTTAATCCGCTGGACCTTAAATCTAAATCTACTATAAATTTATCATCAAATAACTCTTTATCTAAGGATTCGTAGACCGAATGTTTTATGGCTCTGCTCATATTGAGAACTGTCCTTGTCCAATTTTCGCACTCTGTAGTTGGTTCTACCCATGTTTGGATGTTAAGATAGAGTGACTTTAAATTCATCGAATCAACTGTTCCATATACTACCTTGGCAGTGTTGAATCCGTGAATGTGTGAGGTTTTACCCTTTTTCATTAAATTTCATAATTTCTAAGTTTATTGTTTTAATAAAAATAGGTATATTTACTGCAATAGTCAAAATAAATATAAACTCACAAAAACATGTTAATCATAAAGGTAGAAAAAAATGTAACTCTTGAAAAAGCGTTAAAAATTTACAAAAGCAAAGTCATAAAGACAAGGCAAAGTAAGGAATTAAATGAACGAAAAGAATTCCAAAAAAAATCTGTTAAAAATAGGAATATGATTTCAAAAGCGAAATACGTTCAGAAAAAATATAAATCAAATAACGATTAAAGATTCTCATTCAAACTTTTAAGTTTGAAATAAGTTAACTTGTCGTATTTTTCTGAAATTACTTTATCAAGAGTTTCATCAATTCTTGTTTGAGTTGAGTTATCTTCATTATTATTTTTCATTTCAGTTAATTTAGTTACAACACTTTTTTTAACATCATCAAATTTTTGGTTTAAAGTAACGTCATCTTCAGATAAAAGTTTTGTTAATTCTTTTTTATCTGACTCAGTTAATGAATCAATAAAATTTGTGATTGTTTTATTTGCAACATTAACCATAGAAGTTAGCGATATTTGAACAGTATCTGCTTTCTTGATAGGTAATTTCTTAAGAGATTCTGAAATGTATTTTTTACTAGTTATTCTTGATTCGATTGTTAGGACATCTCTCGAGAATAAATTATCAATATTATTATACTGATTGTCAACCTTAGAATTTTTAATCCAAGACTTTAATGGTGTAATATCCGACTCTTGTATTTTATTAATGGTATTTTCATAAATGGTTATACATTCATTCACATATTCATTAACGATAGATTCCGATAATCCTTTATTAGAAGATAAATCATCATATAAATAAAAAAGTTTGCATATTTTTTTATTTTCTAAAACTAACTTTTTAAAGTTTTTGAATTCTTGTTTAAATGTGTTGTTTTTATATGATTCTAATAACACATCTTCTATCTTCGATTTAATTATTCCAAAATTTGTCATCTCTTTTTTATTTATAAATATCAGTCTTTTAGAAGTTTGTTTAACTCTTTTTCCATTTCACCTAAAGAATTTCTTGCTTTAGACAAATCAATAAATGAATCCGAATCTGTTAAGTTATCACTTTCTAATAAAATTGTTAAGTTATCACGTTTATATGATTCAGGTGTTATCTCCGCTTCACCTCCTGGTTCAGGTCCTGGTGGTGGTGGTATTGGAGCCCCTCCACCCATATCTTCAGGTGCTCCTAATCCTCCACCACTTGATTCACCTCCTGGAGGTGGTGGGGTTGCTCCCACAGTTTGAGTTGCGCCTGATTTAACACCATATAGTTTATCAATATTGTCAAATACACCTGTATGACTGATAATAGTCGCCGTGTTAGTTAATTCAGCACCAACCGCTTTTTCAATACGTTGTTGTTGTAAATCTAATTTAATTTCTTCATCAGAGAATCCTAATACGTGTTTCTTAGCCCAAGTTACAGAAACTGGTGCAATACCTTCGATTGCCGTTACTGCATCTTTATATAATAAAACTTTTTCTTTCCAAACATCAATTTTTAATAAATCGGCCTGTGTTGATGGGTTAGTTAAACCTAATGTAAAGTTTGACAATTCATCTTCAAACCCTAATAAGAATAAATGGATGATAGCTATTTTATTCATTTCCGCAATCATAGATTTTTGAATTCTATTAATTGTTCTTGCGAAACGGATATCTTGTAATGATAAATTCTTACCATCACCAACAACTTCCTCAAACCCTAAAAACGCTTTAGGAACTCTAAGGGCGGTTAATAATTTCTTTTGGATGTATTCAATATCGGCAATCTCCGCTAAATTCTGTGCACCTGGTAGAGTCTCAATTGGAGATGCTTGAGCAGGGTCACGTACAGGAATAAAATAATCTTGGTCAACCGCCATTTGATTAAATCTCATATCAACATTACCTGATTGACTATCAACAACCTGACTACGTTTGAATTTGTTCGCAACACGTTGTACATACGACTCAACATCTTTATCGTCCATATTACCTACAAAGACTTTAAAGACACGTCTTTCAGGGGCTCTTGAGGTACGATAGATTAACATTGCGTCTTCCGATAATAATAATTGTTTCCAAATACGTCTCGCTTTTTCTAACATAGAAGTACCATAAGGTAATTTTCTATCATCACCTAATAATCTAAAGTGGGCAATTTCCCATGAATTAAATTCCATGTCTTTAGCCTTCCACTTAAATCTTAAACCTTTATTTTCTGCGGGTTCCTCGACGTTTGCCGATTTTGCCGCCATACCTCTTTCAAGTCGTTCAATCTCAATATTTGGTAATTGCATACATCCAACAATACCTTTTTCAGCATCTAATTTTAAATAAACAAAATTATCACCGTATTTTGCGGTATTTCTTGTCCACATCGGTAAATTAGTATTGATATCTAAAACATTATTAAACAAGTCAATTAAGATTGATTTAATACGTTTAGATTCTGAATATATTTGTAACATGTAACCATTTTGGTCAACAGTTGTTGATTCTTCACCGTAGATATCTAAAGCCGCCGAAATTTCAGGAGTATATTCCATTGATTCATAATCATAGAATGATGCTAATCTTGTTGGTTCATAATAAACCGCTTGAGTGTATAAGTTACTCTCAATTTTAGTCCATTGATTGGCTAAGTAATACGTTTGTTGAGCTTGTAATTTTTCTTTATCGTATTCCTGTTTTGATGTCGTTTTTAATAACTCAGTCTTGTCTAACTTATATGTTGGATAATCTTGATTTAACAGGGCGTTAGGACCGAAGGCTTGAGATAGCCTCTGCCAAACTGTAAATTGATTATTTTGATTGTTTTCCATGTAATAAATTTAATTCTAATTATCTATAATTAAATAGTTAATTTTGTTTACCTTTCTTTCCATTAGGGTCACCCTTTTGTTGGTTTATTTTATTATCACCACCAGGTCTAACATTACTAATACCCTGACCAGGTACGTTTAATTTACTACCATTAAGTTTGTTCCCCGATTTTTTTCTAGAAGTTAGTCCCATGTGATATTTTATTAATAAATATTATCTAATACCAAATAACCAACCGTACTTTTGATAATCTTCTTTAGACATGTTCTGATTATTATATTGACCTATTCTTTCTGACATGTGTGGTATAACAGGATTAAATTCTAAATTTTTCGCAACTTGGTCATTATTGCTAACCGCCCAAGACTCAATCATTGCCTTAGTATGTTCGACAACTTTAGTTAAATTACTAAATGACGACTCAGCAACATAAGTTGCCATGGCGACTGACATAATTAAGTCATCATGATGTCCTTTTTGGTGGTCAGGACGACCATTAATGTAAATGAAAGTATTCATTTCATTGAAAAGTCTTGAACTGTAGATTTTAAACCCATGTCTCATCCCTTCTTCAAATGAAGCAATAATTTGAACTCTTTTATTATTAAAATTAATTCCTGGTATTTTTTCATGGGACTTAGAATCGTATTTCCACTTATTAGCGGTGTCAACACCATCAACATATAAGTCTTTATAACCCATTTCCTGTAATTTTCTTGAGGTGGAAACTCCCATTCCACCTGTGATATCAATCACAATAAAACATGAATACATGTTGGCCCATTTATAACAAATTTCCGCCATAGTATCAGGAGGTAATTTACCAACATATTCCGCAACTTGTTCTCTTTCGTCAAAATCAATGATTTGGAACGAACTAAAGTCTTCACTATCCCCACGAGAAACGTCGACCCCCATAATGTATTTATGTCCAACGACAGGTTCTTTCCAAATCCACAAAGCATTACCCATCATTTTATTCTTGGGTTCTACAATAGAATTTTCTCTAATTGTTTGTAACATTTTAGAATCAAATACGTTATCACCTGAACCTAAGAAGTTACATTCCAACTCCTGAGATACTTTACGTTTATCATATTTTAATTTCTTAACCATCGCTTCAAACCAAGACGAGCAAGGTTTATAACCTTGATTCATTAATTCTCTCAGTTCTTTATAATCTCTTTCGTGTGCGGGTATATGGGACCAACTGAGTATATCTTTTTCACTGTATTCTTCTTTATTTAAAAGATAGTGAATCATATCGTCGGTTTTAACCAAATATAAATCTTTTGTGTAACGAGGGTCACGGTACCAATACATTTCAGAAATCCTGAAGTCATTCATATTCCTTAACGCTTGGTCGTATATCTCATAATAAATTCGGTCATAACCATTTGGTGTTGAGACTACGATTACTTTACCACCTGTAGATAAGGACGCCATACAAGCTGCCCAAAAATCACTGTCGGCCTCGATAAATGCCGCCTCATCAAATACAAGTATTGTTGGTGTAAATCCACGTAAGGCATCTTTAGATGTTGCAACGGCTTTAACCTCACTACCGTTATTTAGTTTATAATGTTTTTGTGAGTTTTTTTCTACCGCAAAATCAATACCGACCCAACTTGGCCATTGACTGATAAAAGCTCTAATCTTGTTAGCCATCTCTAATGACGTATCAAGTTTATTGGCTATTATAAGGATTTTTTCGGGTTTGTTTTTCTTAGCAAAAGAAAGTTTCATCGAAGCCCAAGCTGCGGTAACCGTAGATACACCCGCTTGTCGATATTTTAAGGCAATATTTTCGTTGTAATTTTCGTAATCCTCAAGTAATGATACTTGGTCAGGAAATAATTCTAACGGTACGTATTTAGAAACTGTGTTATCGTATGTTTGTAGATATGTTTTTAACGCATATTGTACGTCCTTATGACATTTTACGTACTCTATTAGTACCTGTTCTCTGGTTAAATTTGACATGTTTCATTATTTTGGTCTTGATATACCTAAACCACTTAAGAAATCATCTAATCCATCATCGTCATCTTCTTCATCATCACCACCACTTAACGCTTCTTCAGCATCATATTGTTTCAGTTCAGTAACGATTTCATTAACCATTCTCTGAATAAATTGAGTTCCTTGTGGGTTACCTGAAAGTATAAGTTTAGCAACTCTGAAAAATTCTTCAGCATTTAATTTAGAAAATCTCATAAATAAGTAGTGTTGGATATGTTTCATATCCTCATCAAACAATTCCATCGGGTAAGCCTCTAAGAATTTTTCCCAAAAAATTGGTCCTAAACGAGAATCCCAAATCTCAGCTGGTAAAGTATCCTCAGCCTTCATAATCATTTCTTGTTGTCTTGGGTCATCAGGTAAACCGTGAGTACCAAATATTTCATAAACACCTTTAACCAATTCATGAACTAAAAGTGGGAACGTCATTGCCCTCGCTTTTACTGTTGGTGGGTCTGTTTCGGTATCAACTTCTGATTGTCCCATTTGACCACCGCCACCGCCAGCCATTCCTTCCATATCAGGGAATAACCAATATGCGTGTTCCATTAAAGATTGCGACACGGTGTATAAATTCATTAATCTAGGGTCAACGTCATTAAGTTCTCTTGAAACTAAATTAAACATATGTCCCCCTTTGAAGGCGGCCCCTTGAATAAGTGAGTTAATAAATCTTCTTTTCGCTCTCTCCAAATCAAATGTTTCGGCATCACCCATAAACTCTTCGATTTCTTCTTCACTTGGCATTTCAGGTTCTTCTTGCATTCCTTGAGACGCTCCCATTGGTTGCATAACCAATTTAGCATCAAACTGCATCGCTCCTTCAGGAATACCCATTTCTTTAATAACTAAATCAACCGCAAGTTGTTCTAAAACTTCTTTGTTTTGCATTTGAATCGACACAACTGTTTGTAGCGATTGCATTGCGGTCATCATTAATGAATTTAATGGATTCGCTCCTTGGATTGCTCTGGTATCACCCATGGCTCTTCTAACTTTATCTACAGAATCTTTAAATCTTTTTGAGGAGATTAATTCAATATAATCCTTATCCATATCCATATTAGGGATTGCTGGAAAGTTATTATAAGGAGTCCCTTTGGATGTAATTTTTCTTTCAATACCAGGTTCCATTCTTTCAGGGCCTTCATAATCAATAGGAGCTTCTTTTAAGTTATTTTTTAACTCACTTAAAAGACTACGTTCACTATTAGTTAAACCTTCACTAACTAATTTTTTTTCTAAAAATTTTTTAACTTTTAGATTTTTTTCTGTATTTGGATTTAGACTCATTTTCTTACTTTAATTTAATTCCTAATGATTTAAATGATAACCAACTTGGTACCTTTGTTTTCGCTTTAGGGGCTGGTTTAACTCCTGGCTTAGGTTGGTACGGTGTTGCAGGTTTTGAGGGTCTTGTTGGGGTATCAACATCAGGTTTAACCCCTGGTCTTGATGGCGCCGTTTTAGTACCTTGTTCTTTAACTAAATTAAGGAATTCCTGCTTAGTCATTTTTGGTGTGATATGTTTTTCCACTAACTTCATAATTTTTTTCTCTATTTCGTTCTCACCAAATGTAACGCTTGGGGAGATGGAATTCAACTTATTTTTTACTCCACCAGCATATGCCGCAGAAACTTTATTAACTAAATTATTTAAACCGCTTTCTTTAGCTTCAGTTTTTTTCTTTTCAGGTAACTTTTTAAAGTTTGTTTTATCGGCAAATTCTTCAGCCATTTTACACCATTTTTTTTGTTCTTTTGTTTTACCATCACCGCATTTGGCGAAGAAATATTTTTGTTGTTTTTTAGACTCAAATTTTTCCGCAAGATTTTTATACTCTTGTAATGAATCAGGGTCACCGTCACCTGTAGGTCCTTTTTGAACTGGGTCTTGTGTATCACCTTTCATTAACCAATTCATTTCAGAATCAGTGTCTTCGGTCATTTCAGTCTCCATAGGTGTTGCTTTCATAGTACCATCAGGTTTTTTCTCAACCTTATATCCCTTTCCTGTTGGGTTATTTGGTAATTCACCTCCTTGAGTTCCTATATTAACAATTTCTTTAGCGGGCTCAGTAGTTTTGGTAACTTGTTCTTTATTTTCTTTTTTAGACTCATTCAGTCTGTTAAACAAAATATCCACTTGTGATTCACTTAATTTAGTGACAGTGGAAGCCTTCAACCCGTGTTGTATTAATTTTAATTGTTTTTGGTTAGTTTTCATAGACAACCTTTTTTTCAAATTCTAAAACGATATCACGTTCATATAATTTATCTTTGACTGTGGTTTCTTCGTCACCGAATCTAAACACTAATCTTTTTTGATGGTCAAAATCGACATCATCACTTTCGTTCTCCCAAGCCATCGCAATTACTCCATCCATAGAATCCATCATTGAGAAGTAATCAGAATTTTGGATAACTGATAATGTAACTTGGTCATCTTTTAGAGTTCCTACTTTTCGTATAAATTCTAAATCAGGTGGTAGTGGGTAACCATTTGATGGTTTTGACTCCCAATTATCCCCCCATATTTTTTCTAAAGTATCAGAAAATATGAATTCATATATGTTATCTCCCTTATAATTAGGGCCTAATTCATTAACATATATTAAATAACTCATTATAGTATCTGACCTTTAACCGTAACTCTAAGTTGTTTATTATTCATTTCAAAAACTAAATTTTTGTGATTTGTTTTACCCACTAATTTAGCGTTAGGGTATTTGGAAACCAATTTAGTTGATGCAACTTCTTGAGAAATACTTTCAGAAACAATCTTAATTTTACTAATCGTTTTTGATTTGTTTTCTTTAATTAAATTAAGTTTTTGTTTTTTAGCTTCGATTAAATTACGTTCGTTTTCCTCAACCTTGAAGTATTTTTTTAATATGTCATCAACTTTAGATTCGGTAAAAAGTCCTTCGATAACATCTTCCATGTGTTTACCATGTTTTGGGTTAACACCTTTAATTTTTGAACGATATTCTTCACCATCTTCTTCATCATGACCTTCACCAAAAATATTATCTGCTAATTTTTTACCCGCAGAAAGTGCTTCGTCTTCATCATCAAACATGCCAGAATCACCCTCAGCCATTTCACCTTCAGGTTCTTCCATACCCATTTCGTCACCCTCAGGTTCTTCCATATCCATTTCTTCACCACCAAATTCTTCCTCAGATTCAATACCCTCAAGTTTATTTAAAATATCTTCTTTATCTTCTTCATCCAATGATTCTAAATTCAATGCTGATAAGATAGAATTAATAACATATTTAATGTCTTTAGATGTCATTGGTTCCTCATCTTCTTGAGTGTCTTGGAAAGCTCTTAATTTCTGAGCTAATTTACCTGTTAATTTTTGAATAACTTTTAATGTAATAACTTCATCTTCTTCAGGTTGTTCCATTTCTTCACCTTCAGGTTCTTCCATACTCATATCATCTTCCATACCTAAATCGTCTGTCGGTGCAGGAGCGGGTGAGGGTGCAGGAGCGGGAGCGGGTGCAGGAGCGGGAGCGGGTGCAGGAGCGGGTGCCGCTTGTTCCTTAGTTTCCCCCATTTTCAAAATGTATTTTGTCGCCGCTTTTTCATCAATATCGCTCTCACCAAATAATGAAACATTTGATTCATATCCTTCATTAATATTAACCTCTTTAGCAATTAAGTTAAGACGTTTGAACGCTTGCGAATAAGAAGAATAGTATTTTCTATTTTTCATTGGTTCTAAGTAATCATTTTCACCAACAGATTCAGTTAGTGATTTTTTAATTACGTACCCATTTTTTTCTTTAACAATTTGATAATTGTTTCCGTCAGATAAAGTCTTTCTATATTCGATTGATTTATCTTCATTTATAGGCGTCGGAGTATTTTCATTATATCTAGAAATTTCAATGATACGGTTGATTTTATCCATACCTTGTAATTTTTCACTTCCAATTGGTTTTAAGTTTCCCATTATTTTGTTTTTTTTTTAAAATTATTTTATATATAAATATATTCAGAATCAAAAATGTTATCGTTCTAACGTAATTGAATCATTTATTTAAATCCTAATGTCGATAATAATGGTTCTAACCAATTACTAACTTCTTTATTACTTCCTTCGATACCTTTGGTGATAACAGTCTCGTCGTAATCAGTTTCGTCATTATTACTATCATCTTTATAATCAGTACCCAATTTATTAGTGAAAATTTTTCCAGAATTTTTTAACAATTCTCTAATATGTTCCCCATAAGGTAATCCTATGTGCACATGAGTCATTGTGTCATGTCCAACCCATTCAGAAACAACTCCAATGTAATCACCAACTTTAATTGTATCTCCGTTCTTTAATTTTACATTTTTAACGTGAGTGTAAAAAATATCAGGAAATCCGTCAGACCCTTTAATCGATACTTGTGTTCCATAAATTTTTCCAGAATTTTTACCAGTATCTCTTATTTTAGTTACAGTACCGTTAGTATATGAATTAACAACTGTATTCGGAGGGGCAAAAATATCCCAAGCATTATCTGATTGCCAATTACCTAATTTTCTACTACCATGATTTTTTGGACCGTTCTCTAAATCAGTTTTAAAATTACCACCAATAGTTGTTGTAGATTCTTTCAAGGATAATTCTTTATCAATACGATTATCTTGATATTGATATAATTTTTCAATATATCCATTTCTTCTCAATACTTTAAATACTAAGTTTTCATCAGAATATTCTCCACCTTCTTCTAATCCGCAAGTTCTATATTTTTTAAGTTTTTTCTTATACTTGTCGATAATTTTTTTAGTGTCATCAATAGATTCATCCTTAACACTTTCAATAACACCGTCAATAATGTCCATCCATTGTTTTGATTTGTTTTTAATCAGTTCAAGGTCAATTTTAACATTTTCTTTTTTAGGTTCATTTTCCCATGTATCAAATAAAACAGAATACACTCCACTACTAAAGTGAGACTCAATTTCATTTTGAACATATAACTCAACTTCATATCCGTAGATGGTGATATCGTGTTTGTCGTTATATATGGTTTTTTTTAATTGGAATAATTCTTCGTATAAAGGTAATTCAGTTTTTGAGAATTGATTAAAGTCAACTAAGATGTGTAAATCAATGTCTGAAAATTTTGACCAGTTATAATTGGCTAATGAACCTGTCATTATAACGTCTGACACAAAAATATCAACGTTTAAAAATTCTATAAACTCATAAGCAATCTCAAGTAGACGTGACCTAACTTTAGGTGACATCTTTTCCATTGACCCATCCCAAATCTTAGGATTTAATTCGTCTTGTACGTGAAAACTAGTTAATATACTTTTTAAATCACTCATTACTAATAAATAGTCGAGTATTGATAATAATTAAAGTTTAGTATATTTGAATTTTTTAGAGATTTCTGTGTTAAAGAATTTACCTTGAGACTCATTCATTCTAAATCTAGTGTAAACCTCATGAGGAACCGCGTCATATTGGTATTTCATACCGTTTTTAAATTCCACCACCATTAATTTGGTTTCGGTATCATACTCAGTTTTTACTAAGTTACTTGAATCTATCTCGTTAATAATCTTCGTCCCGATTATCTCTTCTTTTTTTACTGCCATTTTGTAAAGGTGTTTCTGAATCTATTATTTGTAATTTACCTTTAAGATAATCAACAAACTCATTGTGGTCAACATCAGGGAAAAAACTTTTTAGTTCTTGGAATAATTTTGAATGTAAACTACTAAACCTTTGGAAGTTTCTCATAATATCTTGGGGATAATATGGTGGTTTCTCCAAATCCTTTTCGGACCAACCTTCTCTTTGGAATGATTGTCTAAGATTTCTATATGTTTCTAAGATATCTTTATCAGCACCTAAGGTCTCAATATATTTGGTGTAGTGTTTTATCATATTCATAAATATAACCAAAAATTAAATTTTTTAATTTAGATATTTTACTTACCTTTGTACCTGTTGTTGAAAATACAAAATTAATCCTTATAATTAACTAAAAAACAAAATATGATAGAATCCATGGATAATGGGGGAAAGAATAACCCACCTAAATCAACATCTGACTCATCAACACCTGTGTTGGATAACTTCAGCCGAGATTTAATCAAATTGGCCGAACAAGGTAAATTAGACCCTGTTGTTGGTAGAGAAAGAGAAATTACAAGGATTGCTCAAATCCTTTCTCGTAGAAAGAAAAATAACCCTATTATTATTGGTGAACCTGGTTGTGGTAAAACCGCAATCGTAGAAGGATTAGCAATTAAAATTTTTAACGGTGAATGTCCAAGAAATTTAATGGATAAAAGAATTGTTTCGTTAGACATGACATCGATTGTTGCGGGTACAAAATACCGTGGTCAGTTTGAGGAACGTATGAAAGTAATTATCGAGGAGTTACAAAACGCACCAAATATCATTGTCTTTATTGACGAAATTCACACAATAGTTGGTGCAGGTAATTCATCAGGTTCGTTAGACGCATCAAACATCTTCAAACCAGCACTTGCCCGTGGAGAAATTCAATGTGTTGGTGCAACAACTCTTGATGAGTATCGTAAGAACTTTGAGAAAGACGGAGCATTAGAAAGACGTTTTCAAAAGGTAATTGTTGACGCGGCGACTAAAGAAGAGACTTTGGAGATTCTTAAGAATGTTAAAGATAAATACGAATCATTCCACAAGGTATCTTATACTGATGAAATACTTTCAGTATGTGTTGATTTGGCGGCAAGATATATCACCGACAGAGAGTTTCCTGATAAGGCATTCGACATTATTGATGAGGTAGGTGCGAGATGTCAAGTTGAGATTAAAATGCCTGACATTATTGAAAAATTAAAACAAGAAGCTGCCGACGTTAAAATTGAAAAACTTGAGGTTGTTAAAAAACAAAATTACGAAGAGGCGGCAAATCTACGTGACAAGGAAAAACGTATTCTCAATAAATTAGATATTGAGAAGAAAAAATTTGAGGAGGAACTTCAGATTAAGAAAAAAGAAGTTTCTATCGAATTGGTTTATGAGGTCGTTTCAAACATGACTAAAATTCCTATTAGTAAATTGAATGCTAATGAGACGATGTTACTATCTCAATTAGAGGGTAGTTTATCTGACAAAGTAATTGGCCAATCTGAAGCGGTTATGAAAATTGCTAAGTCAATCAGACGAAACAGATTAGGTATTAAAGACCCTAATAAACCAATTGGTTCATTTATTTTCCTTGGTTCAACAGGTGTAGGTAAAACTTACTTAGCAAAACAATTGGCAAAACAAATGTTTGGTAGTGAGGAGAATATGATTCGTGTGGACATGTCTGAATACCAAGAAAAACATAGTATCTCAAGATTAATTGGAGCCCCTCCAGGATATGTAGGTTATGACGAAGGTGGTCAATTAACTGAACAAGTTAAAAACAAACCTTACTCAGTAATTTTATTTGATGAGATTGAAAAGGCAAACAAAGACATATTTTCAACATTATTACAAGTGTTGGATGACGGTCACCTTACAGATGGTATGGGAAGAAAAATTAACTTCAAAAACTGTGTCATTATCATGACATCAAACGTTGGAGTTAAAAAACTACAGGAGTTTGGTGCGGGTGTAGGATTTAAAACTAACTCGAGTTCTTACGTTGAAGAAGAACAAAAAAGAGAAGTTTTGAAGAAGGAACTTAAGAAGTTTTTCGCCCCTGAATTTTTAAACCGTATTGATGAGGTTATTATTTTTAATTCACTAGTGAAAGAAGATGTTAAAAAAATTGTTAAGCTTGAGTTGAGTATTTTATCTGAAAGATTGACAGGTCTTAAATATAATATTAAATTTGACGATTCTATTTTAGATATGATTTCTGAGGTTGGGTTTGATGAAATGTATGGTGCTCGTCCATTGAAAAGAGCTATTCAGGATAAAGTTGAAGATTTTATATCTGAAGAGGTTCTTAAGAGTAACATTCAAGAGAATACTGAGTACACGTTAATAAGTGAAAATGGTGATGTTAAGTTTAAAGAGGAAAAGAAAGTCACAAGAAAAAGAAAAGGGGTTGAATAACCCCCTTTTTTTATGTTCATTAATAAGCAAAAAATAACCCCACCTTACGGAGGGGTTTTTTATTAGTCAAATAAATAACTGTATCGTGGTTTCGATTTGAATGGGTATTTCACATTACCCAATTTCTCAATTAATTCTTTACCCGTTTTGATTCCATTATAAACATCTTCGATTACAACGTATTCTTCTCTAGTGTGGTAGTCGTAGTACCCAATCGAGAAGTTAATACATGAGAAGTCAAATGTGTTCTTCAAAGCGTACACGTCTGTGTATGGGTGAGATTGATATTTTCTATCAGGATTGAATGTTTCTGTTAAAACCTCATCACATGATTTAAAGAACTCGGTTTCTCTACCAAATAATTGAACTCCCATACAGAACTCACTAACCATCCAGTTTTCAGGAGCATCAAATTGAATTCCGTATCCAACATTCTCGAAGAAATTTTTATCCGCTTGTTTTGAACCGTGGCAACCTGTTTCTTCTGAAACAAAGAATGCGGCTTTAAGATTTGGTAATTCTTTTAATAATTCTAAACATGCGTAAACACCGCATTTATCATCACCACCAATTCCTGTTGGTTCACCAAAATCGTTGAATGCTTTTAATGATGGTTTAATTACTCCCTGAGCGTTAGGTAATTCCATTTCTCTAACGTTAATTACGTCTAATTGATGTACGGTATCAGTATGAGCAATAACACACGGGAAATAGAAATCTTCAGTAATATCCTGAGATGTCTTAGTAGCATAAATGTTTCGATGTTCGTCTACCTGAAATGGTATTTGGTTTTCGGTTAACCAATTAACTAAAAACTCAATCATTCGGTCTTCCTTATATGTCTTTGTTGGGACCGACAAAACGTCCTTTAGTAATTGATAGTTTCTTTCCATAGGCCAAAGATAAGTAAATTACTTTACTTTGACAAATCTATTTTCAAATAATTCGGGATGATGTAAAAATTGGTCAAAATCTTCAAAATCATAACTTCTTTGTTCGCCTTGATATGAATTCTTAACTGAAACAACAACATGGACTTTATTAGTTTTTGGGTCCATTTTAATTATACTAAATGTTTTTGTTTCGTCTTTGGGTAATTTGTAATTAGTTTCCATGTCGTACTTACTTAAAATTTTCGAAGCATTATCTGAGAATTTTTTAATATCCTCAAATTCGTCAGAATCCTCAAGTTTAGTAAACATCTTATCTAATTGCCAACCACAACTACGATTGAACGATTCATCATCAAAATCAATACAATCCTGTTCATAAGAATATTCTTCCCATCCACCAAGATTTCCTGATTTATGACCAATATCACTTAAAACCTCACTAACCGTGAAATGTCTTTCATCAACCATTTTATATAAAGATAATAATACCGACACTGTTGTCACATAACTATAAAAACAATTACCCATATTGAATATTCCATAATTTTGGAAGAAATTACAACAGTCGTCTTCAATCATCTTACGGGCACCTCGTTCTTTACAGTTATTTTTTTCTGACAACCATTCAGATTTAATTCCCTCACATTCACGTTCAAATGTTGATAATAGTAAATTAGACGCTTTTTCCCATTCTTCATCATTTCGTAACTGAGATAGTTCTGGCGATAATAATTTTAAAATTTCTTTTAGTTTAATTTGGTTTTCGTCATTTAATTCCCGTAACAAATAACCCTGTTTCCAATCCTCATCAGCGAAATCTTCACTTTCAAATTGGTAGGAATCATAATTAGAATATACGTAATTTCCAAACCAAATATCTCCTTCAGTTAACTCAAATAATTTCCAATAATCCTCATAATCATCAAACTTTAATTTAACTCTACTTTTACCAGGTGTTTGTTCATTAAACTTAATATCATATACAATTGGGTCAAATCTATTAGCATCCCAGTTATTAACCTTTTGACCGTTTTTAATTTTTAATAATAAATCGTATATCTCACTATTCCCCATAATATCTTGGACGTAGGGTTTTAGGTACGGATACTTAAATGTGATGTTGTCGTAACTTTCAAGTTTTAATTCGATACCTGAATAATATTCAAGCTCACCATCGGTAGGTTTGTATAGTGTGTATATATACTCAGGGCCAGGATTGTATTTACTCACGGCAAAATATAAATCACCATGACTAAAATCTCGGTCATACAATTCAGTAACCTTGGGGGGTCCGTAATAGGTCGCTGCGTTCTTATTGAACACCTGTACCAATACGACATACTCGTTCTCAAATATTATCTTAGCGTTTTTTGATTCCTCCACAAATATTTATTTACATATAAATATAAAATAGTTTGGTAATTGGTAAAACTTTACTATCTTTGTAAAAGAAATAAGTTCTTTAACATATGGGGGTAACTTGGAATTGACTGGCATTGTTAGTTATTCGGGGCACGCAGTGAGATGTATCCTATCACTTAAATCTACGGATGTAAACTGTAAACGGAAACGTTTTAGACAAAATGGCGACCATCGGATTAATCCGTGAAGAAGCTGCGGTTGTTGCCTAACATATAGGAAACACCATACGGGTCGGTGGACATACAACCTAGGAACAGAAGTCTATACAAAGGTGGAAAAATGACTGAACCCAAAATCGAGTCATCCATTGGTTGTTAGTTTACGATGGTGAAGAACGAACTAACTATTTTTGGAACATTAGAAAATGTTATCCTAAGCGTGTAGTCCTTAATAGGTAAGGTGTACAACACGAGGGTTCGAACCCCTCTACCTCCACTCATTAAACCTCATCTTCGGATGGGGTTTTTTTATGCGTTAAAATTATAGATTAGTGTTGTATGATTATTATATTTTAGTGCATAAAAAAAGGGAATAACATCGTCATGTTATTCCCGTTGGGCTTTTTACTCAGTGGTACAACCTTAACCACTCCATCAGTTTGTGACACCGAATGGGACCTTCTATCGTGAGGTGAATATCCGCGACCTAAACGTCTATGTTTTTTGGTTTTTTACTTATTTAGACACCTATAAAAAACCTGTGGTTATCACAAAAATCCACAACCTAAGAATATCGGTGTTGACGTTTTTTATCTTTTAGCGAAGATGTCTTGTCTTGACACAAACACACTAGTTTTTTGTATTTATCAATCAGAGCAGATAAAGGTTGTAACATAGTATAAAACCAAAAACACACACTCTATGGGACTTTTTTAAGGGAAAGTTTAAACTCATTACCTTGAGGAATATACCGTAATTACCTCTTTTCTCTGTATTGGAGTCACTGTTTTCATAGTTTTGGTTGGCTAAAGGCTGAGAATACACCGTTTTGTGAGAATCTTTAGAAGGATTATTTGGTTCCCTTCATTTCCACCATCTTTTGAATGGTAACTCTCATCGCCGATTGGTTAGACCAATCACTCCTTAAGGTTTTAACTACTCTATTACTACTCTACTCTCTTCAATCTTGCGAACTGACTCAGGATTCGACTCCTTGGAGGTTTTTGGTAACAATATACATCGACTTGCGGTCTCAGTATGCCATGAACAACTCATGACTATGTAGGCGACTTTCATCAAAACCTGACGAACACTTTTGCTTATATGTCTTTTAGTTTTACTTAAATTTAGTATAAGTTTTGTGTTGTGGATGATTCCAAGTAGAGGTCCGTCTTAAGCCTCGTTATCTTTTGAACAACAAGATACTTGTCTACTCGGTAGAGTGTCCCCACTCTCATATTTTAAGATTACTTCGTACCAAGACCTTGGTGGGTCTGTGGTAAGGATAGTAGCGACACCATTCGTTCTCTATCTTACCTTCAGGTTAATCCCTTCGGTTTTAAGTCACCTCTTATATTGGAACCCGCAATTGTGTATTTGGAGTACACTTCTCACTTGATTCCTATGGGTTATTCTTATTGGTGTTCCCACCTCAAACTGACAATCCACATTGCCCGTTCAGTTTTCCATTTCCCTACGAAGTTATCCTCGGTACTACAGGCTCACTGATATCCCACTTGTATACTCGAGTTCGGTTACCCGAACCGCAAAACCATTAACACTTATGATTTCACTTTATCCCCCTTTCGAGGTTTATTTAACGACCATATACGGCCGATTATCGTTTATACAACACCGAAGTGTTATAATGGATAATAATATGTCAAAGAACTTCTTCGGACGTTTCCGATTTGTTTTACAAAGGTAGGTAAACTTTTTTGATTTACCAAATCTTTTTTTATTTTTTTTAGAGATTTGTATCTGAATCGTTGTCTATCTCTTTTGTTGTACAAAGGTAGGTAAAGTTTTTCGATTTACCAAATCTTTTTTTTGTTTTTTTTTTCAGTCTTAGGAAACCACGATTTTATAACAGATTGTCAACCTAACCCCGAATTGTTTTACAAAGATAATAAAAAAAACTGTTCTGACAATACCTAAACAGTATATTTTTTTATTTTTTATATAAATATTGTACTTTGTTAAGAAAATCTGAATTATTTTAAAGTATAAGTTGATTTTACGTCAACAATCACCTATTTATTTATCAATAAAAACAAATATAACATGAAAAAAGTAATTTTCGCTATGTTGGTTACAGGAACAATGATGATGGTATCTTGTGGACAATCAACTCAAACTGAGGAAACTCTAACAACGGCAGACAGTACATCTGTAGCCACAGACTCAACTAAAATCAGTGTAGACTCTACTTTAGTAGACACCACTTCAGTTCAATCTGTTAAGTAAAAAACAAAACCCCCTGAAAAGGGGGTTTTTTAATGCTTTATAATTTTTTTAATCTTATCTATTTGTTCTGTAAGTCTTTTATTACCACCGTAATCTTCTTTAAAGGATTTCTTAATCTCTTTACCAACACCACTTGTAATATCATTTGCGATTGAAAATGGGGATAGTAAAGTATCTAAGAATATATTACCAGAACCAACGTCTTTATTACCGACATCAATTTTATTAATCTCTTTTTTAGGGTCTTCTTTTTTAGGGTCTTCTTTTTTTGGTCCCTCTTTTTTAGAGTCTTCTTTTTTAGGTTTAAACCCTTCCATATATTTTGACACGTCTAATTTTTTATCATCATCGTTTTTAATTGAGTACCCAATTCTATCGTCAGTGAAATGTCCAATAATTTGACCTTGTTTTATTCTATCTCCTGGTGAAACAAATGACTTACCAACATTACAAAATTCAGAATATACATTATCACCATTAAACTCATGTTTAATTTTAATTAAGTTTTCACAAGAAGGAGTTCTGTCAAAAACAATAACACCATCATATGGATTTATTAATTTTGAATTTGGGTATGAAATTAAATCAACAGATTTTGACATTATTGATGATTTCATATTACCGTATGGTGCTGGATTAATAAATCTTTCCATTATAATAAATTTTTAATTCTTTTAATATCCTCAACCAATTTATTTGTAGGTTCTTCTCCTTCTTTAAAACCTAATGTGTTTAATAATGGGTTTAAAAAACTTTGAATAACATTATTACTCTCTGATGAGCTTTCAAAATCAATATTATCATAATTTTCACCAGAGTCAGGTGTTTTTTGAGAATCGGGTTTAACCTCGGGTGAAACCTTACCGTTACTATCTGATACCCCTGTATCTGAATTTCTTGAGACGTGTACATGGTGATGATGGTTTGGGAATCCGAAAGTTAAAACCGCTTTATCATTACCTGATTCACTATTCTTAACATACCCAAGACTCTCTAATTCAGAGACAAATCTCATAATATCATCGTAAATACCTTTTTGTTTTGCGGCTTTTTCACTACCAAAACCTTGTCCATTAACCATCGCAATATCAACGGCTAAACCTTTTTCATGTCGAGAACCTTTATCGTGGCCACTAACTGCGGTTGTAATACTAACCTTAACATTGGCTTTTTTGGCTGCGGTATCAACATCCTTCAATAAGGATGGATTTATCTTATCCGATAACGGATTACTTCTACCAACAACAAATGGTTTGAAGTCAGTATTAGTATAATCTGAAGGGTTTGGTGTTTGTAAAGTTTCGTTTAGGAATCGTCTCATCTTAATAAATATAATGAGATTCGGAATTGTTACCCGTTTAGGTGACCCATAAGAACTCCACCGATTGCGGTTGCATGAACTTGTAGGTGATTTATAGATTCCATATCAAGTTTTGTTTTTCTTTTAGTATAATCAATACCTAAAGTACCAATGAATTTATCGTCAATGGTTTTAATTGCAAATAAGAAACCTGATTTGCATCCTGTATCTTCAGCAATATATTTTAAACCAAATGTTGAGATTGTATCGTCTTTAAAGTCAGAAATTTCAATTACATCATTTTCATATAATTGATTAATAGACTTACTAAATAAATTAACAGGGATATTTTGAAAATTTAATTGGATTGAATTTACTGATGGTGCGACAGATTCATAAATAACACTGAATTTTGCCATTGATTTACCCGTGGGGTAAAAGTGACCTCCATTATGGAATTGAGTAATCCAAACTCTATCGGCTTTGAATTCTTCTTTGATGTGTTCAATCTTTGAGGTAATCAATTCACTAACTTGTAGTGCTTCTTTAACCATATCAGGTTTTTCTTTGTTCTTCTCAAATTTGTTTTTTGCGTATAGAAGAATAACTGGACCTAATACACCTGTTATAAACGCTACAATAACTTCTGTTGACATTAGCAATAATTTTTTATAATAAATATAATGATAACAAAAAAAAACACGACTTTATGTCGTGTTTTATAGTTTTTCAAACTTTGGTTTGAGTAAATTCCATATGATATGGTCATATGGTTTTTGGTCCCACATAGCAAAACAGATAGATTTTACTTTAGGATGAACATCACATTTTACCAAATGTTCTGCAAATTCTTTTTTACTATATTCTTTTTCGTTATCACCATACTTACCGTATCGGAAATAATCATGAGTCTTACCAGCATATTCTGAATAACGATAAAACTGATAATTCAGTTCCTGAACATACATTTTTATTTTCTTGTAGAACTCATCAGGAACATCTTTTATTATTTCCTCCATATCACCACCAGAACTTAAAACTTCCCAAACCGCAGTTGTAGATACGTTAGTCATTATTTTATGAAGACGAAGGTATTCTTCACCTTTTATTTTCATCCTATTACCATTTGAAAATCTAACAACAAAACCCTCTTTAGAATCTGCTATCATACGTTTCAAAAAAGTATAATCTTTGATACCGTCGTATTTTTTAACAATGTTTAACTCAAGATTATTTAATAAATTTTTAAACCTAACATCGTTATTATTACCTAAATGGATATCAACCTCAACACCACTTTCAGTGTGTATCATCCCTAATAAAACTAAATCCTCAAAATCATAAGAACAAACTATTCTGTTTTCAGGATAGATTATCTCAAACAAATAAGTGTAATCAGAATGTAATTTATTATAGTCGTATTTCTGAAGTAACTCAGTACCTTTAACCGCCTGGTCAGAAGTGAAAGAACCACGAGTTGCAAGAACCCATTCTCCTTTATAGTTGAATAGGATTCCTAAAGAACCGTCCATTTTTTCATATACTTCAAAATCTGAAGTTGAGGTATGTCGGTTTTCTTCTATGTTAAAGAATTTTTTAAATGGTCTTGCAACCACAACTCCGTTATCATCGGTAACTAAACCTCGGCATTGCACAGTGATATCATCCCATAACTTATATTGGTCACCAGTCACCCCATATTGTACTTTTGGAGTGTAGTTCCATATAGTTAAAGGAAGGGTTGGGTGCGATTGTTTTTGTACCAAACCCTCATCATAATATTTGTTCAATCTTTCTAACATACCACAAAGGTAATACTTTTTTATTAATTACCAACTATCAACGTCGGTTAAATCTAATTCTGTTTTTGTTTTGTGACTATAAACCACAAGACCACTCCCAATTCCTGTTGGGGTTACTTTCCAAGTGAATGCACCATATTCACCATAAATTGCTTTAATGTGTAATAACCATTCATCATACATTTCCTGTTGTTTCTCATTAAGTTCCTCGTGAATTATAGTTTTTCTTATTTTCTTCTCTTCCATTACTTCTCGTTTAATAAGAATTTATTACTGATAACTTTGAAACTGATTGTTCTATCATTAGAACGAATAACAACCCCTTCTCTATCAAATTTTGAATTCAACACAGATTTGTCTTCGGCGTATTTCAATAACTCTTCAATAGTGTCAGGTAATACGAAAAACTCATCAACAATTGGAACCATTTTAATCCCCATAATACCAAGAGCTCTATCTAAATGAGCCAAAGAATGGTATACTTGTAAATCAATGTCAAACAAATTAAAGAATTTCACAGTTTGACCTTTTATTTTGTAAGGATTCCCTTGAATACCTTCACCAATTAATTCTCCTTGAAGTGAGATATTAACCCCGAAGTCTCTCATTTTATTTTCCAAATCTAATTCACGAGCAACTTTCCAAAAAGTGTTACCTTCAGTCTCAAGTAATTCCAAATTTCTAGAACAAACGCCAAATACCCCATCATTGTAGTAGAACGTTGCGGAAGAACCATCCAATTTTTCTGTTACGTAAAATTTACGACCTAATGATTTGTATTGTTCATATTCTTTTGTCAAGTTTTGAACTCTTTCCTCATCAGTCTTACGTAAGAAAGATGGGAATAAACCTTTCACTTTACCTGATAATTCAGCAGGGATTGGTGGTTCGTATTTACTAATTCCTAATAAATTAGTTACATCCATACCAACTTCAAAACCTACGTTAGTATATTCTACAACAGACATTGGTAAGATTAATCCTTGAGAAACTTGTCCTCTCATTTTAATTGTTTTTAAACGAAATCCTTCCGCTCCGTCAGACATTTTTTTATACGAAGTCTTTCTTAAGAATTCAAACTCATCTCTGATTGGTAAGAATGAATCAATTTCACAGTAGATAACCATATCACCTACTTTATGTCCGACATTCTTAGCAACAACAACCTTCCAACTGTCAACAATTGCCAATTCAATTACATCTGCCCCCTCAATAGGTTGGATGTCGCTGATAATTCTAATACTTGCTAACTTTCTCTCTGTGTTCATATAATTTTCTCCCTATACATTTAGTTTCTTCTTTTATCTCCCATAACCCACCTCTTTTTTCAGGTGATATCATATGACAATTATGGGGTTTATTATGTTTTATCGAATGATTAGTAATCATTTCGTTATGTTTGTTTTTAACAACCCAAGGACATTCCTTACACGGTTTTTTCATCTCGCAAATATTCTAAAATTCTTTCAATTTTGTGAGCATCGTCGTGATTAAATATAAATTCATCAAAAGCCCCATATCTAGATTTTCTTCCAAAAATATATTTTACACCATAAACCAATCTTTTCCAAAAAGGTCTTTCATTCAAGTGAATGTGGAAATATACCATCGGAAAATCCTCATCTTGTTCGTATAGAACAATTAATTGATGGTCAGTTGAATGACAACTACAAATTAAAATGTCTTTATCGTGTTTCATGTTCTTATCCTTTATCTTTGTTAATTATTTCATCGGTGTGATGGTCATTATCCATCTCAGATACTTTATCTCTGTGTCGTAACATAGGGACAACTTCACGTCGAATATTGTATGGTCGAAATTCTGGATGACCATCCATACCAACATCTAATCGTTGTCCTTTACCTAAACGTAAACTAGTTGGTAAGTGACAGTGTCCGTGAAGGTGCATAACACCCTTGTTTAAACCATCCCAAGAACTTATCGGGTAGTGCATCAAACGGAATGTGTGTTCATCAATTTTTAAAGTGTTGTAGTGAGAGACACTTTTGAAATACCCCTGACAACCGTCTCGGTTATTTTCAATGTGGTGGTCATGGTTACCTAAAATAAGGTGAATGTTTTTACAAACAATTCTATCCCAAAATTCTTTGATTGATTCAAAACCTCCGAAACTCCAATCACCAAGACAAATTAAAATATCATCTTGCATCACATTTTCGTTGATGTTATTCACTATTGTCGCGTTCATCTTATCGATAGTTTCGAAATCACGAGTTTGCGAAACAGGGACCGTCCCATCAGGTAAACGCCATGCCGTTACACCACGACATATATTCTTGTGGTTGTAGTGTGGGTCCGAAAAAATCCACACATCACCTTTAAAGTCTTTATCTATCTTAATCATACTGCAAATTTAATTCTTTTTTTTCAAACCAAAAAGGTTTTTCTCTGTTTTTCCAAGCGGCCAAATCAGATTTAGCCCCCATGTAATAATTTCTGTAGGATTCTACAACAGAATCCACTTTAAACTCGTCAGGCATCGCCTTGGCAGGTTCTGTAAATCCAATATCAGGAATGTTAGGTTTATTCATAATACACCATAAAATAACCATTTCTGATTTATGTTGTTTACCGTACCTATGAGTATACTCTTTAGATAATTCTAATCCCAATTCACACAAGTACAAATAATTAGATAAACTCTTACGAGCCCAAATTGCGCAAGGATGGTTTTTATGTGACAACTTGTACGGTACTTGGTCGGTACTTGGTCGGTACTTGGTCGTTACTTCGTCAGTCACATGATGAACACCACACAATAATTGTGCGGTTTCAAGTATCATCTTGACTACGTGTTTGTCAACATGATACTGAGTACACTTTTTAACATCCCAATCTAAAATGAAAATATTCATTATCTTTCGTACTTTTGGAATACGCAAACAAATTCTAAATCTTCTTTTCCTTCGTGATTGAAAACCTTGTGGAAAGCTCCATCAGGAATCAATACGATGTCACCTTCACCAACCGATAGGTTAGTTTCAGTAGTTTCTGTTTTTAACAACATCTTACCCTCACCTTTGATAAAGAAATAAACTTCTTCAAGACCTTCGTGAGAGTGTCCTGTAGTTTCTTTACCAGGATGTAGTGTTGTTTTAGATAACACTAAATTATTAAGAAACGTATTGTCCTCAACAATATACGTCTCATTATTTCTGATTACTTTCCCACTTAACTCGCTATTATTGACCTTCATTTTTCGTTTTATTTATCTGTTTATTTATTATCAGTTTACAGTATGTTCGATTTGTACTCTGATACAATTTTGTGGTAAACGATTGATGTGACGGTAGTTATTAATATACCCCATCATATTCGCACTACCAATAGCATTTGCTGAGTGAATTACAACATCCACAACAGGTGACCCATCCATCCATTGTTCTACCAACCATTTAGTACAATCCATCCCTGTTTTTTCAGTAATGTTATCGTAATTCAGTTCGTAGTTGTGGTAAACGTTTTTATGCCATTCTGTCATCGCAGTATCACCTAAGTCGTGGTCCAAGGAAATTAATCCAATGTTCTCTAAACCAATTTCTGTAACTTTATTTACGAACTCGTCGTAATTTCTAACAATAACCCATTGGTCTTTTTCTACAGGAGTCCTAACATCATCCAAATATATTCTTTGTTTCATAGTATAATTTTTTTTACTTATTATTTTCATCACCTTTATTTGAACAAAGATACGACATTTTTTATTAAAAACAAAACCCCTCCGAATAGAAGGGGTTTATTTTTTTGAAACCTTGTTTTTTATTTTAATATTTTGTTCCGCAATTAGGACAAAATTTATGAGAATCTTTCTTTCTCTTACTTCCACATTCAGTACAGTGAACTTTTAAATCATTTGATTCGTATGGTTTAACTGACTCAGGAAGTATTTTCCAGTTAGATGTTGATATTGTATAACTATTAAAGTCTTTATTAACAGTTCTAAAGGATTGGTTACTATTACCACCCTTCTCAACTCTACCTGTTTCTATTGATTTTGATTTTTTTGTTAAACTTCTACTTCTTGGTTTTTGTAAATCAACCTTATTTGAGAAACCGTTGGTAAAGCTTAAAGTTGAGTCACCACTATTTGAAGAGTTAAATCCAACACTTGTAGTATATGTGGATACGGTATCCCCTAACCCTGTAGTTGTAAACGTATTCACATAGTAAGGGTTTGGATTTGTTGACGGGTAATTAACTAAAGGGTTGACCAACGGGTAATTAACCAAAAAGGGTTGTTGGTATGTTGGTTTAATATACTCCTCGTAGAATTCTACGTCCACATTACCATTATTGGATATTGCGTTTAATACTTCATTAGAGGTTGAATCAACTTCGTATGTTTCAAATTTGAATTTTTTAGCGTCGTCTAAGAATCTCTCAAGGTAAATTCGTTGTCCAGGTTTAAGAACAATTCCTCCACCTGAAATATAATTTCCGTCGATTCTAATTTTTGCTAAAACAGTTGATTGTGATGGGTTGAATAATTCTAATTCGAATTCTGACCCGTTTTTAAGATAGACATTATGCCCAAATTGTTTAAGACGTAATTTGTCTTTTGTGATGAACGCACAAGGCGTTGCAGTTTTTGTTTGATAATACATTTTTTCCTTATTTTATTTTTATGTTTATTGAACCCCACTTCGTTGGTAGTTAACCAACTCAAATGCCTCTTGGACACGTGGACCTCAGTAACAAGGTTTCAAGGATAAATATAATGTATTTTTACTTTAGGTCAACCTTAAGTAATTTTTTTATTCTTACAACAGATTCTTTAACGGTACCACCACTCTTACTTTTCTTAATCAATTCATCAACCTCAACATCAGGAACGATATCTGATTGGTTTCCTAATAGATTACCTGGTTCCCATGGAACATCTTTACCGTTAATTTTTTTAACGTCTGCCATCATCAAAGATTCTTCAAAGATTTTGTTTGAAATGTTATAGTCACATCGACCATCCTCACAATACTCAGCCACCCATTTACCAATTCTTAA